GTGATCATTACGACGCCCCTCGCGCCCGCCCCCGACGACATCCTGCGCGAAGCCAATGCGCATTGCGAAGCGCATCGCTTCGCGCAAGCGCTCGCACTGCTCGAACCGCTCGTCGGCGAGGACCCGGTGGCAGACGACACGACGCTCGCGCCGGCGCTCAATCTCGCGGCCCTCAGCGCAACGGGCACGGGCGACGTGGCGCGCGCCGGGATGCTCTGGCAGCGCTGCCTTGCCGCGAAGCCGGACTTCGTGGAGGCATACAGCGGACTCGCCGGACTCTACGCGACGCTCGGCAGCCTCGCGCAAGCGCAGGCGCTCTATGAACGGCTGCTGAACCTCACGCCCGGCGACATCGACGCACGCAGCAACCTCGGCGTCGTCCTGCAGCGCCAGGAGCGGCACGCCGAAGCGGAAGCCACCTTTCGCGCCGTGCTCGCGCAATGCCCCACCCACGCCGACGCGCACTACAACCTCGGCCTCCTGCTGCAGGGGCAAGGCCGCCACACCGAAGCCGAAAGCGCATTGCGCGCCGCCATCGCCGCGAATGCGCGCCATGCGAAGGCGTACAACGGCCTCGGCACGCAACTGCGCGACCAGGGGCGAGGCGACGACGCAGCCGAGGCGTTTCGCCAGGCCCTGCTGATCCAGCCGCAGTACCCGGAGGCGCTCAACAATCTCGCCATGCTGCTCAAGGCGTCTGGCAAGCTCGCCGAGGCAGAACTCGCGGTGCGCCTCGCGCTCCAGATTCGCCCCAGGTTCGTGGATGCGCTCAACAACCTCGGTTGCGTGCTCACCGATCTCAAGCGCGTGCCCGAGGCGGAGGCGGCCTTTCGCGAGACGCTCGCGCTCGCGCCGGATCACGCCGAGGCGCACTACAACCTGGGCGTCGCGCTGCATACGCTCGAGCGGCTGCCCGAGGCAGAGGCCGCGTATCGCGAGACGCTGCGCCGCTTGCCCGGCCGCGTCGAGGCTCACAACAATCTCGCCTGTGTGCTGATGGCGCTCGGGCGCCGTGACGAAGCGCTCGACGTGCTCCACGAAGCGCTTGCCGCGCGGCCCGACTTCGCCGAGGCGCACTTCAATATCGCGAGCCTGTTGAAGGAATACGGCCGGCTCGACGAAGCGGAAGCGGGCTACCGGCGCGCACTCGACGCGAACCCCGGCTACGGCGACGCGAAATTCCGCCTCGCCACGCTGCTCATCAGCATGGGCCGCTTCGAGGAAGGCTTCGCGCGCTACGAATGCCGCTATACGATGCCCGGTTTCGTGCATCACGCGACGCAACGCCTGCTGCAGTGCCCCGTCTGGCAAGGCGAACCGCTCGCCGGCAAGTCGCTGCTGCTGTGGCAGGAAGACGGCCTCGGCGACATGCTGCAATTCGGGCGCTATGCGCGCGTACTCAAGGCGCAGGGCGCGGCGCACGTCGCGTTCACATGCCAGGCGCCGCTGCACGGGCTCTTCAGCGGCGCCGAGGGCATCGACGCCGTGCTCGGCCATGAAGCCGCTGCCGCTGCGTCTGCACAGTTCGACTACTGGGTGAGCCCGATCAGCGTGCCTCACCGTCTTGGCACGACGCTCGACACGATCCCCGCACCGCTCGTCCTCACGCCCGAGCCCGCAGTCGTCGAGCACTGGCGCGCGCGCCTTGCCACGCTCGCGGCGGGCCCGCGCATCGGAATCGTCTGGAAGGGCAACGCGAAGCATTTCAACGACGCACATCGCTCGCTGCCGTCGCTGGCCACGCTTGCGCCGCTGTGGAACCTGCCGGGGGCGCAGTTCGTGAGCCTGCAGAAAGGCCAGGCAGAAGACGAGGCCCGGAACCCGCCCGCGAGCCTGCCGCTGCTGCACCTCGGCACGGACGTGCGCGATTTCGTCGACACCGCGGCCATCGTCGCGCAGCTCGATCTCGTGATTTGCGTGGACACGTCCACCGCGCATCTGGCGGCGTCGCTCGGCAAGCCGTGCTGGGTGCTGCTGCCGCACTACGACCTGGACTGGCGCTGGATGCACGGGCGCGAAGACTCGCCGTGGTATCCCGGCACGATGCGCCTCTTCCGCCAGCGGATCGACGAAGCGTGGCCCGCCGTCGTGGAGCGCGTGCGCGTGGCGTGCGCCGAGCGCTTCGGGGGTTGAAACAGGAGGCGCGGGGCGCGCCTCAATCCCAGATGTTGCGGAACGCCACGGCGACGATCACCGGCACGCACATCACGAGCGGAATGGCGAAGTACGGAATCTCCATATCGACTTCCCACTTGTAGACGATCCAGCCGATACCGAGCGCGAGCGTAAGCACGCCCACGAGCGCCGTGAGGGTATTCAGCAGCCATTTGGGCGGCTGCTTGCGCGCAGGTTTGTTCTCGGGTGACGGGTTCATGGCGGCGGTGGCGAAAAGCGGGAACGTCTCGATCCGGGCTTGGGATGCTGCGTATTTTACTCCGTGGCGCGTATTCGACCGAAGCCCGCGTAGCGCCCGCATTACCTCCCAGGTAACGCACAACTAAGCCCAGCAAGGCGCTCCGCTTATTCGTCGCTTATTCGTCTACAATTTTACGCCGGTCAGTTTGACCTCCGTCCACTCTGCGCCACGCATATCGCGGTACATGTCGGTCATGTCGGCGCTCTTGTGCCCGAGGATCGCCTGAGCAAAATCGGCCCCGTATTGCTCCGTATAGAGACGCGCGGCGAGGCTACGAACCTCATGGTAAGAAGGCGCTGTTCTGCCCTCTTCCCACGTGATTTCTGCCGCCTCTCGCACCCTTTTGAACAACTGCGTGATGGCAGGTGAGCCCACTGGATCTCCAGCCTTTTTCTTGATCTGTCGCCGGTCGTGGTGGATTAGCCACTTCGAAACCGTGGCGTTGCGGCAGCGCCGTACCACGTCCTCTAGCGACAAGCCGATTACGTCCAGGCGAACCGTGAGCGGTATGCGCAGCTTGACCTTCGTCTTGCTCTGCTCCACGAAGAGGAATCCATCTTTGATGTCATCGAACGTCATGTTGGCGACGTCCTCCCGGCGCTGAGCGCTGAGCAATGCCAGTTCGAGGCTGCGCGCCACCCACGGATCGAAGGCTTCAGCCGCCTTGTGGATCTTCTGGAACTGCTCCCAAGTGAGGCGCGATCGCTCCACCTCGAAATCGGGCACCCGGGTAACGGTGACGGGATTCTTGCCCTTCTCGATGTGTCCTTTAATCTCGGCCTCGCGGAAGATGTCAACGAGAGTCTTGCGGATCAACTTCGCCATCTGCGGTCCACGGCTTTCCGCCGACTTGTCGATGAAGTCTGCGATCTCCCGGGTTTCGATATCCCTCAAGTTCTTCTTGAGGAAGGCGCTCGCACGGACGGCGCGCATGCCGGCCCGTACGGTTTTTATCGTGGCGGCAGAGACATTGCGCGTCTCCATGTAGATGGTTTCGTATTCACTCATCCAGGTGTCCAGCGTGCGCGCGTCGGGAGCCAGCAACTTCTGGGCAAGCGACGTATTCCCTCGTCTCTGCGCGACAGCCAGATTCGCCGAGCGCGCCTCCTGAAACGCCTTCTCCTGATCTCGTCCGAGCCCATGACTCTTCTTCGTGTCCGGATCTCGCCAGTAGAAATATCCGGCGCCGTTCTGGTTTAGATATTGCGGCCAGTTTCGGCGCTTGGCCTCGCGCTTTCTAGCTGCCATTGCCTAGCCTCCGGGCCATCTCCCCTCTTTGGTCTGCGTAGACCGCGTTTGGCTCGACGTAGTACCGCCTTCCGATCTTGATTGGCGACGGCACGATCCAGCCGAACTTGCGCCAGTTGTACAGTGTATTCCGGCATGGTCGGCCATCCCCGAAAATTCGCTCGGCCCATTCTTCGAGGGGGATGAGTTTGGGCAATTCGACTACTGCCATTTGTTCTCTCCACAAAGCCGCCGTGGCGGCTAGGATTCTCTGTGCTGCTGCCTCCATCACTGCGCCTGAGTCCTCGCAATCTCGGCAGCCGCCCGGACGATTGCTCGGCGCGTGGCGGCGCAGGAATCGCCTTGATGCAACTCAACTGCGATGCCTTTCTGGCTATCGAGAATCCCACTGATCTCCGTTGACATGATTCCAATGTCAATCTCAAAGTGCATCTTCACAGCCAGCCTCAATGCTTGGCCGCCATCCTCTAGCGGATTCCATGGAAACGGATCGTAGTGCTCAGCCGGATTCGGTCCGTTGATGACGTAGAACTTCTCGCCAATCCATCCGCGAATGCGGAAACCTGCTGCTTTGGCGGCTAGCTCCAACAGTTCGCGATCGCTCACTGTGTCATCTCCGATTGTTTGCGCGCAATCTCAACCAATCGCGGATCGGCCTTCGTCAGCACATCAAGCAATAGCCGCTTCTCTTCGAGATACGTCACGGCGAACTTCGGATCGTGCTGGACGATGCTCGATGTGTTGCTGATGAGATCGGCGCACTTGATGGTTTGGACCCAGCCCGGAGCTTGCGCAAGTCGTTCGCGGGACAGGCGTTTGCGCTCGGCACGGTTGCCGCTTTCGAGGTCGGAGAGCAGTACAACTCCCGCAGCGATGATCTCGCCGAACTGATCGCGGAGAGTCGCGGCGCTGACGCCCTGGTCCTCAATCGCGTCGTGCAGCCAAGCCACGGCTACGGCATGATCGGTGTCCAATGCCACTGTCGCTACAATCCCCGCAACCTCGGAAAGATGCGTCCAGTACGGCACCTCTGTATATTTCCGCCGCTGATCCTTATGCGCCTCACGCGCGAACTGCATTGCTCTGAACGCTAGGCTCATGCGCTATACCCCTGCAGATCCACAAGGCATTCCACCATCTCGATCACGTCGCCTTCCGAAATGGCGCGAGTGGCGCGATCCAGTGAGACCTTCATCATCGCGACGGCGTATGCCGCAGGCGCTCCGCACTGGACATAAATCGGAATCAGTGCCGTCACGCGCTTGATCTCTTCGGGCAGCGCATCGCCCAGCGTTTTCGTTTCGTTCATACTTCCTCCCTCTTCTCTTCCTGTTCAATCAGCTTTCGATACTCGTCGACTTGCGGACCCCAGCGTTTGACGAATTCCTTCGCAGAGACGAGGTTGCACTCCTTGCACTGACAACTCCACGGAATACCGTGTGAGCACATATCGCCTAGCATTGGGCCTCCTCGAAGAAAACGATGATGTCCACCACATCGCCCTGTGCGCTGGAATGAGCGTGATATCGCAGAGCATCGCCCTTTTGGTTCCAGTCGTGCATCAGGTCATCAGGAAAGGCGTTGCGGTGGTGGACGGCCTCCTGTGTCGCGGTGAATTCCGTTTCGTTGAGAAGCAACCAGACAGCGCGGATCTTGCGACCGGCGTACTCATCCGGCAATGGGTGAAGAATGCGCGAATTGTTGACTACGCCTCGCATGACGATGTGTTCGCCCTTCATAACCCCTCCCTCTGCGCCAGAGCGGCATTGACCATCGCGAGGTACTGCTTTCGCATAATCCTGATGCGAGCCTCCGTTTCGGCGCGAAGCATCGGGCCATCATGCTCGGAATATAGGCCGCTGCTGTAGAGCGCTGGATGCGTTATCGCCAGTGCCGCGCGAATCATTTCATCGGTCGGTTCCATCAGTGACGCCGCCCGCTCGCACGCCTCCCGATGCAGCCGCACCTCTTCTTCCTTGTCTGCCATCAGGATGGCTAGGTCGCGCTGGAGTTGTTCGATAGCGTCGGCGGCGTCCAGCATTGCGAGAAACGCACCCTCCCAGCCGATGTCATTGGAACGGAGTCGTTTCACCAGGTCGTCGTGGGTGGTCATTCAGTTCTCCCGTTGAGCCGTTTCGTAACTTCATAGTTCGCCCATGAAGTTAGAGCCTCGTCCACATCCGACGGTCTATGTCCGTCATCAATAAGGATCTCGCGCAACGTCTTTAGATGGCGGATATTGTGCATGCGAGCGACGTTCACGGCGCACTTGAGAGCGGCTAATACTTCATCAGTCACGCGTTCTCCCCTTCCTCTTTAGCCAAGGCGCGGATGGCGTCGCGGATCTCGCGCAAACTATCCATCGTCATTTCGCAAGCGATCTCGCCTGCTGCGCTGTTTCCTACGCTGACCTGATATGTCTCGACAATGCGAGTGGCTTCTTCGAGTGCCGCGACACGCGAGGCTTGCCATGCCGCCTGCAGTTGGTACAACGTCCCACCACCCATGGGCCATAAGCCATTCTTGTCGCGAAATGCGAACCTTTCCTTAATCGCCCACTTCTCAAACTTCTCTCGCGAGGTCATGGTTGCTCCTCGGATTTCTGAGGCGACTTCCGCACCTCCAACGACGAAACCTTCCCCCTGCACTCGACCACGATCCACGTGATTTCGCCATCTGCGCTAACAGTGAGATTGCGAACACGAAGGCCGAGATTGCGGCGGAAACAGGCGTCGATAGCGTCGTCGGTGTTGAGGGGCTGCGGGGTGGCGGCGCGGTCACATGCATTGTGAGGATTCTTGCATCGCGGGCACGCCGTAACGAATGGATTGCATTCTGCGGTCGGATCGAATGCCGTGGCTTGAGAGGTGGCGCGGGCTTCGTCCAGTTTTTTGCGAATCTCTTCGATAGCGGCTTGAACGACAGGCTTCGTGTCATTGAACCAATCACATGGTCCGCCGTCTTCCTTGTTTTTACCGCTGGCACCACTCATGAATGCTGTGTAGGCAATGTCGATGAGGCGCGGCGTTAGGCGATTGTGCAAGTCGTCCTGAAGCACGTAAGCCAATAGGCCGTCGAATGTGCTTTGCCATGCCAACGGGATAGCTGCGCGCTCATCGGGCTGCGCTGCCGCATGGCAAGCATCGCACTGGTGCAGATGCCGACGTGTTGCGTCGCTCGTGTGCCACGGATCCATCGTTTTCGCATCGCAGAAATCACACGGCAATGGCTCATCGCTCGGCGCTGCCGCATCTGGGGCGACAGTGGCGCGCGTCATCGCGTCATAGACGTCGCTCCATCGGAATTGAGCGGGCAAAGGGTGGGCATGCTTGAAGGTTTCAAAGTATTTTTGCGCCGCTTCGCCCATGGAAGCCTGATAGGCACCAGGCGAAAGAGCGTGACGATAGCCAGTCTCGTACGCTTGTTGCAATTCGGCGTTATCCGGGGATCGCTGGCTGTCCACGACGGGAGCGGCGTAGAGCTTGCTGCCAATCTTCAGCCCGTGTTTCTCTACAATGGGCGCGATCGGACCGCAGCCGGCGTAGAAGAGTTGCCAGTCGGAGCCGATGACCGCGACGGGCTCCGGTGCTCCCGCATCGGAAGGAAGAGCGGCGAGAGCAGCCCGCAGTGATTTCGCGATTGCGCCATCGCCTTCCGTTTCGAGGTCGGCGGCGATCTTCATCAGTTCGTTGTAGTGGCTCTGTTTCATCGTTTCCTCTATTCGTTATGCCGCAATCGGCTTGCCCGTGAGCAGCCAACCGATGTTCGTGCCGGGAAGCGCCTCGACTATCTTTACGATCGAATCGAGCCCGGGCTTATAGACGCCACTCAGGTAGTGCGAGAGCATCGATTGTGAGAAGCCGGTGCGCTCGCAGAAGGTCGTCAGCGTGATCTGTTGATGCTGCTCAATGGCAATGCGTAGGCGTTGGCCGAAGGTGCTCATATCTCTCTGCCGTTACGGGTGGGGAGTCAGGCGTCCTGCGTCTTTCAGCGCCGTGCTAATGGCTTGTTCAGTCGTCGGGCCTCGCATATCCGCACGCGCTCCCTCGACCCATCCAGCGCCACGAGAGAACGTGTGGGCAATCACGCGCCACGACACAAGATCGACTCCAAGCACCTTTGCGCATTGCTGCTCGCTGAGGTATTCATCGCCCTGCAACTCGGCCAATAGGCGCGCAACGCGGATATGGAAAGATAGATCGCTCATGCTGTCTCTCGGTTAGGGTTCAACGAATCGTCGTCTGCGCGCACAACGACGCAGCGCTGTGCCCCGTCAGGTCGGATGCCTGCGCAATAGCGCCGCGGTCGGTCAGGGCGAGTACGACGATTACGAGCTGGCCGGCGCGATAGACATAGAATTTCATGAGTTCGTCGCGGGGGTACATATGGTTCCTCACTGCGGCTTGCGCGACGCTTCGAGAATCGGCAGATTCGCTTCGGTCGGCACATACACAACCGTCTTGTTCTGTTCGCTCGCCATGTTGTTGATCCAGAGGTAGCGCAGATACGCCTCGTTGTCTTTCAGCGACTGGCCGATGATCGCGTTAGCCTTGGCGACCCCTTGCGCGCGGATGACCTCGGCATCGGCATACGACTGAGCCGCCTGCTTCTTCGCCTCAGCCTCCTGAACCAATACCTGTTTGCTGTATTGCGCTTTGGCGAGTTCAGCCTCGCCATCCATGCGCTGCGAGTACACCTTGTACGGGGGATACATGTCGCAACCGGAGAGGGAGAAAACGATGGCGATTGCCGCAAGGGTGATGATGGTCTTCATGCGTGGACTCTCGAAATAGAAAACGGCCGAAGCCGCGTAAAAGCCTCGGGGGAGGCTGGGGAGATTGCTGTTGGGGCGTGGTCAATCCCACCGATCCAAGGTGTATTCGATCGTCGCGCCTTTGCTTGTCACGCGGACGCGATTTGATTCGAATTGACGACCATTTCCGCGCTGGAAAAGTAAGCCGCATGCAGATGATTCGGGCAGCCCTGCAATCGTGGCGCGTCGCGAATACGCTTCGATAACCGATCGAACCGGATGCAGGTCCGATTTCAACATCTCCGGGAATAGCGCATTTCCAGCGCCGCCGTGCTCATAGTTGAGGTCTTTCGCTCCATCAATCATGAACATGACGCCAGAGCCTTGATGAGCGTTCTCGGCATACCACATCGATGGTTGGGCGCTGACGGCGGTCACTCGCTCATATGCTCCAGCGCGCAGATTCCATCGTTGCGCAGTCGATCCGCCGTTGTATAGATACCAGGAGACCGGATTGCGCTGGGCCTCGGAATCCCACTGGAGAATCGGCGGCGCGTCAGCATGAACCGCAGTCACGTATGCAGCGAACGACGCATGCGCGGGGACCAGAATCTCGATCTGTTCCGCATCCGGAAGGACCGTGCGCGAGAACTTGTCCCATGTCATGGTCTGGGCCGGGATTCGCATGGCAGGAGCGGAAACGTCGCCCTTCGGCGGGAGATGGCTGAAAACACTTCCTGCGGGCTTTTCAACTTCAGGCTTGGCAAGAGGCAACCACAGCGTCTGAATTTCCTCCAGTCGCGCGAATCGACGCTCCAGTGACGGCGCAATACCCATTTGCTCGACCAGCTTTTCAGCTTGGGCGATGGCTCCGGCAGTCGGAGCGGCCTGTGGGCGCTGATACTGGAGCGGATGCATCTTCGCCGCGAACTTGGCTTTCACGTCTTCGAATGGCAACCCGGCGGCAATATCCTCCAGCAGTGTGCCGATCATCGATGAACGCGGATGGGCAAAGCCGACTGGAGCAGTTGCCACGGCACGCCACAAAAGATTCGCCTGAGTGCGGCCATTCTTTGTCGCGCCACGAGCTACGATCAGTTCTCGAAGCCACTCAGCTACGCCCAGGCACTTCTCCGAACGGTAGAGTGAGTCTGTTTTCAGTAGCGTCAGCGCGGTCTCGACGGTCGATAAAGAGAACTCGTTAAGCGCCGTAATCATCGTGTAGAAATCCTCGCGCTTCTCGGCACTCGCCTGATATGCGGTCTTCACCCGATTCGAATGGATCAGGTGCGCAGGCGGTTTGAGAGAAAAGTGCGTCCATTCGCCCGTGACCGGTTGACCCCATACCTTGTCAGCCGAATAGAAAACGCCTGTCACCCTGGCGCGCTCGGAGACGGCACGCATTGCATCCATTGCCGGCGCATAAAAGGCATATTGTCCGTCCGCTTCCGGCCATGCTGCGGCGCGCTGGTAGCCGTCCGCATTGATTGTCACGAGACCGCCAAATCGCTCAATGAACTGGCGGCAGGCGTGGCATGTGTGATATTGACGATCAGCGGGGAGCGCATCGAGATACACAGACCACAGATTGTCGGCGTCGATCGTGTAAAGCTTTGTTGAGGAATCGCCTACGCGCGCCGCGAAAGCCTCCCGCATCGCATGCAGCACGTGCGGATATTGGGCATCATGATCGTTCATTTCCATCTCGATAGTTATTGTTTGTTCCATGCTTTCCTCAATAGTAGGCACCCCACCACACAGTTCCACACCTGGACCCGTGCGATGCACCAAACAGATGTGCTGTGGGTGAGGCGCGTTCGGTCAGGCTGGCTTCCTCACAAGCCGATAGCCCAGTTTGTTTGCTGCGCTCTTGAGTAGTCGCACGATTGCCTCATCACTGACAGGCCCGCGCGCCCACGGCTGAGCATCGATGTGCTTGAACACGGTGTAGCCGTCCAGCATGGCGAGAGTCTGCTGATCGGCGTGAACGCACTCGACAACCTGCCCGTAGCCGCCGATTGATGCCATGTCTCGACGCTCTGGCGAACTGGCATAGTTCATCGCGCGGCTGATCTTGCGCCCAAGTTCCGTGTCGCGTTCCCACTCGTGGGCGTGGTCATTTGACAGCATTACCACTGTGCGGAATCCCATGGTGGCTCCTAGGCGGCTTGTTGGCGGAGGGCCGCTTCGTAGTGGTCGACAAAGACGGCGAATTCCCAGAGGTCTTTCTCCATCGCCTCAATGAACGCGTCGTCGCGCTTGACTTCGACCATCGTGAATTGCTTGCCGACCGATGCGAGCGCGGGGCAGTACAGGCCGACGTGCCACCAGTTGCGACCGCAGAGCCACATCCCGCCAAGCGCCTGCTCCTGCACTTCGGAAACGTCGTGCTCAAGCACGATGGCGCGGAGTTTGTCGGGCGCGAGAAAGCATTTGTACTCGCTGCCGCCGTCCGGATCGATGAGCCCGTCGGCGCTACAGCCGAAGCGGCCATCTTCCGTGCGCACGAACCCGGCGCGCTTGACGAACAGACCGGTCAGGGCTTCGTGTTCCATGCGTGCCTCAGGCTCCAAATCCCGCCCGCGGCGCATTTGCCACGTCTCGAAGCCCTCATCCAGTGGCGCACCGCTGATGCGCTCGACGGCCAGTCGAAAGGCGTAATCCTTCGCCACGTCCGACCAGTCGCCAACTTTCTCGCCTTTAAGAGCACGCTTGATGCCGTCTGCGCTGGGCGCAGTCTTGTACCCGGCAAACTCGGCGGCGGCCTTCTCCGTCATCCCGCCAATAACCGCATCCACATACTTCTGCTGGCGTTCGTCCAGGCAACCGACTTTCTTGCGCACGGTAGAGAACATGCTGGCCGTTATCACGCCCGCTCTTGCGCGGAACCATTCTTCTCCGCCTTGCGGGCACTCGATAATCTCGACGCTCATTGCTCACCTCCCTGCTCTCGTGCAAGTTGCTGCTGGAAGTCGGCCTCCAGTCCAGCGTCGTCAGAGCCGGGCTCGCGCGGTGGCGGCTCCGCGACCTTGGCCGGAAGCGTCTTGCTCTTTTCGGCCATTGCCGTTTTGAAGGCATCCGATGCGCCAGCGTCCTTCGCGGCGTTGATTTCCTTCACGCCACGCTTCCAAAGAATGTCGAATTCCTCGCGCGTCTTTACGGCCTCGACATCAGCAACCAGCTTTTGCGCCAGCGCACTCAATACAGGCTCGGCGGCACCCTCCTGCCCCGCCAGATGGTCGCGGAGCGTTTCGTCGAGGTCGTCCAGATCCTGAGAAAAGATGTCCGATGCTGCCGTGACATTGAGAACCATCGCCATCTTGGCGCGCTTGCAGGCCATTTTCAGGACCGTGTTCGCGAGGTCCGATGGCTCCGTTCGGACTTGATTGGCCTTGTAGAAGCCGCCGCCTCGCTGCCTCCCGTACTTGACCCTGCGCATCGTGGCAGGCGTTGCCTCAAACTCTTCGAGGCAAACAGCGCCGCGCCATTTGTACTTTTCCTCGCCGGTCGATGCTTCGCCCATCCCGGAACCCAGTGCCACGTCGCTAACCTGGTGCTTGCCGATACAAGTCACCCGATAGCGGATCATGTCGGAGGTGGACAGGTCGTCGATACGGTACTCGTCAGCGATGCGGAATGACATGCACAGGACTTCCGCCCCCGACTTGTACAGCGTCGGCTTGTCGGTGCCGGGAATCTTGCCGTAGTGGACGTTCTCCTTCATCACCGCGCGCATGACTTCCTGAACGGCTGCGGCATGGGCCACAACCTCCATCGCGGACATGCGACCAGAGTTGACGAGCGCCACGGGGGCGCGTTGCGGCATTTCAATAATGTCGTTCACAGTACCTCCGCATCATGTTCAATCGCCAAGGGCTGATCAACCTCAATCAGCCGCGCCGTATCCACCGCATCAGCCATGGCAGACTTAACGCTCGATGCGAGCCGTTTGGCGCGCTGTGCCGCGTCTTCCTCGATCAGCGCTAGCACGCGGACAATAAACCCCGGTGCGAGGTCCATTTCCATCTTGCCGTCCGGGCCTTCGAAGTTGGCGGTTGCCTTCAGAGAGCCGCCATCGTTTTCCCAGCTTTCGCGGCGCTGAATCGTCAGTGTTTTCAGTTTCATTTATTGACTCCGTGCAGCGCTAACCTTCGCCGCTGCGGTTGTGTGGATATGGCACTCGGCTGCGTAAAATGTCGCGCCGAGGATTAGGAATAGGCTGAGATAGAGGGCGGTGAGGATGTTCATTGCGGCGCCTCTGCGCGTTCCGCAATCCAATTCAGAATCGCGATGATCTTTTTCGCGACCGTCTTGCGGATCGGCTTCGCCACACCCTCTCCAGCCAACTCCTCACTGAAGAACAGGATCGATGACACGGGCACGCTGAATGCTTTCGCGTATTTGTCGAGCGTCTCCAAGCTGGGGTTTTTCGTCCCGTTTTCGAGCATGGAAATCGTTGCGCAGCTCATGGCAATCTTGTGGCTCAGTTCGACCTGATTCATGTCGTGATAGACGCGGATCAGGCGCAGAGCTTCAGCGAGCATTGGGGGTTTGTGGCTCATTGATTCTCCTACCGCCAAACGCTGACCGTGGCACTCGGGTTCGCGGCGCATGCCTTGATGTAGTCAGTGAGCCACGCTAAGAACCCGTCATAGGTTCCCCATCCGTTTTCTGGCTGGAATTGCCAGTAATGTGATGGCCGACTCAGCATGTCCACGAGCCCTTCCGTCAGGGGCGCAACCAGTTCAGCCGCCTTTGTGATGCCGATTTCCTCCGGACGCCATAGGTGCTTGTAGATGCCGGCAGCGTCTGCCATCTTGTTCAGGTTGTGCGTGATGTTGGCGGTATAGACTTCCTCGCCATCGGCGTTTTTCAGATAGACGTCGAGGCTCATGCCGCACCTCGAATCCAGCCGATGTGCTGGAAGTGTTTCGCCACAGCGGGCGGAACATACTTGCTCCCGATGGCTACGCGTGGCTCGACGTGACGCTCAACCAGTCGAGCCTTGGCGGCTTTCTGGCGGCGCTCCGTGCGAACGCAGAGTGCCCGGTATTCGGCCTCGACAATCTCTTGGCGCGACAGGCGAACGCCGGTGAAAACGTGGCGCAGATCGATATTCTGGAAGTTCATCAGTTGCCTCCAATAAACGAGAAAGCCGCATGCATCGCCCAAACCACCTGATCGATGATCGGCTGGCCAATCAGGAAAACCAGCGTGCCAAATGCTGCGAGTATTACCAGTGCAGCGAGGATGCAAAACCCAAGGACCAGATCGCAGGCCATGTTCAGATCGTCGTGTGTGAATTCGTTCATAGCGTCAGTGGCATGCATGATTAACCGCCTCGCGCTCGATGGCGCATTGCATGAAGGTTCGCGCGACTCCGCAACGTGCGGCGAGTTGATACTTTTCCTCGCTCGTGATGTCGTTGTTCAGTAGCGCATTCTGGGCGTTGTCGAGGTCGCGAATGATCTCGGCTGCTGTCTGGGTGGACATTGTTATGATGGTCATTGCGCCTCCACTCGTTCCTTCGCCAACCAAGCCTCCAGCGCCGCCGATTCAACCGGCACAGGCAGGATTGCGCCGTGGTAATCCACGTATGCTTTGAGACTGCCGCCCGCGTCTTCGTAGATCCTGGATTCGTGTTCGGTCTCGCTAAGCAAGTGGTCCGATGGGTCGTCCATCAGATAAAGGCGGATTCGGATTGATGGGGTCATGACGACTGCTCCTCGTCATCTGGCGAACGGAATGCCGCGAGGAACGTCTCGTCATCCGGCAGGCTGTCGAGCGGCCATGAGGCGGCAAACTTGATCGGGTGATACCCCGGCAAATCCCGGTCGGGCGGCACGCTGTAAAATCGATCGGCTGTTGTCAGTGGCTCACTGTGGCCCCGATACGCCTCGAAAGTGCCTTTGTCGAAGTCGGCCAGCCACGCCCACATGCACCCGACATCGCCCGCGTAGTCAACATCAATTCGAATCGGCGTCGGCTCTGTTGTGCTCTGGATCAGCGAGAGAATCTTCGCGCAGGTATCGCGACTCAGACTTGGGTAAAGCTGTGATGGCGCCTTGTTTTCAGCCTTCAGGCGCGCGTTGAAGTCGTCAATCTGCGCATCTGTCGGCTCAAACATAAGATCCAAGCCTGCGAAGAACTTCTCGCGATTCAATTCATCGCGTAGAAATGTAAGCGCCGTCAGTCCTTGACCGTCCGGATAGCCGTCCCACTGGCCGTATTGAGCGACCACATACTTACCATCCTTGAAAACCATCGTCAGATTTCTCGTGCCCATCTTCGCACTCCTGAATTAGTTGAATGTTGCCTTGGCGGATTGCAGCGACGCTCACTGGAATTCATCAGGGCTCTCCCGCTTGCCGAAGGCGGGAGAAAATCATTCGGTCTCGCGCACAGCCTGTTGCATCCGAGGATCTCGCAGGCTGGAGCGCTGCTCCTGGCGGGTTGCTCGCTACGCTTCCAGCGCGCCCTTTTGCATCCCTCGCAACATGGATAGCTTCGCAATCGCATCCATGTTTTCCTTGCGCTGGGCGTCCGTCAGTTGATCTTGACGAACGTTTTTGAGCGTCAGCGCGGCGCGCTTGTATGCCTTCGCTGCTTCGCGCTCAAACTTCTCCTGGGCTAGCTCAGTTTGCTCGCCAGGGGGCACAACACGGTAGCCTTCGCCGAATACAACGCTCAGAAAAATCTGGTGATTTTCCAGAAGTTCAGCGCGGAAAGCCTCCATATTGCGAAGCCATTCAAACTGACGCTCCTGAAAATCTTCCGCTGTCATCGGGCCAGCGATTGGTTCCATGCCGAAGTGCATTTCGAGCCACGACTTGCTAACCACATCACCTTCGCCGAAACCCTCGTCAAAGAAGTCCTTTACGGCCTGCCTCCATTCGGGGAACAGGCTGACATTTTCTTCTTCATCAAGGCCGCATTTACGCAGGCCTTCGCGGGCGCTTTGAATTGCCTCCAATACGTCTCTCCTCATAATCACTCCACCGTGACCGAGAAGCGGCCAAAGCGCGGACGGTACTCGCACACGCCGATGAGTGCGCCAGCGTCAGCCAGTGTCTTTTTGACCTCGGACATGTTCAATACGTCCGGGTTGAATGCAACCTCGAGCTCGCACGCCCATTCCGAGAACACGGGGCGGTAGCGCATCACCTTGGCGGTGCCAACCTTCACGCCTCGGCAGTCCACAAACTGGGTATCTTCCCAAAGCTTTTCGGGCGTCTTCGGACCTGCATGGATCAGCTTTGCGCGATCCGTCAGGACTAGCGCGCCTCGCGTCCATGCGGTGCCGAGCTTTTGGAGCTTCGCTCCAGCCTTGAACGTGGCATCGAAGTTCGCTCCGGGCACGTAGATGCCAGTCGATTCGCTGAAATAGATGCCGCTCAGGAATTCCGATTTGGCGATGGCAAGATGGTCGTCGTCCGTTTTCTTGCGCTTGCCTGTCAATTCCTTATGTGCTTTAGTTTCTGGCAGAAGCGGATTCGCCAGGCGATCCGAGTGCATCATGAGGGGCGACGTGCCAACGATTTTCAATTTCAAAACTTCCATGATGGTTTCCTTGTAGAGAACATCCCATACCCGGCCTTACCACGACATACCGCTCCCAAGCGAAACCTATCGGAGCCAACCGTTGCCGTAGTCTGCCCAGCCAATGATGCAAGCGCATCGGGAAAGCCGAAGCCTTCCCACTGCGTTCGCAGTCCGAAACAGAGCCTGCCTCGACACACCGCGCCTTGATGCAACGTGCCCTGCCACTGGGCGCTATTCGCACCGCACTGGTTTGCTCCAGTGCGCTGAAAACAGCGGTTGCCTCGCCTCGCCTCACCTAACCGTGCCTAACCTGGGCTCGCCTAACCACCCCCAGATCACCACCGATGCTATTCGCACCGATTAGCCTTTCGGCTAACCGCTGAAAACAGCCCATGCCTTGACTTGCCTTGCCACGCCTGGCCTGACCCCGACTTGCCGCGCTATGCCTTGCCGCGTCTGGGCTTGTCACACCAAACCGTGCCACTGGCGCTATTCGCACCGGCAAACCCAAAGGCTTGCCACTGAGAACAGTCCATACCCCATCAAAGCTCACCTCAGCTCGACATACGGAGTCATGCCACTCCATGCCTCACCGCTTTCTCATGCCCGATCCTTCCACGAAAGTGTCCGCGCACGCTGACTCCGGTCTGGTATGTCCCGGCGTTCATCGGCGCCTTGGAAAAAGAGAATGATCAGGTAGTCAAGGAAGGCGACGATCAGCGCCCAAATTAGCCAGGTTGGCATGGCTATCTCCTAAATTTCATCCGCGTCGATTGCCTCAAGCAGATCGAGGTCGTCTGTCGTCAGTGGTGAGCACTCGGCGCAGACCAGATCAGGATCGCCGCGCATCATGCGAAGGCCCGCAAGAGCGGCAGCGTGCGAAGACAGGGTGCCTACCCAGCGGTCACCCGCGTAGAGTGTTCCGCTCACAATCGTCATCGGTTGACTCCAGTCCATGTCAGCACCCTCCCAGCTCATCGCGAAGGCCCGCAGCGATCAACGCCGCAGCGATTTCCCGCAACAGGTGATTCGTCAGCGCGCCGTGCGGGTGTGGCATCGCGTTCAACTCAATCAGGTCTTTGGCCAGGGTGCTCATGTCTGTCTCCTGTCCGCTAACGCGGAGGTTAGGCGGCCTTGCACATCTCATCGATCAGACCGAATACGATCTTGTCGGCCGCATCCCGGTCGTATTCGTCAAGCCCGCCATCCTCGAAAAATGAGCCTTCGACGGCGCCGCATTTGACCAGCGCGCGGTAGAGGTCGAACTCCCAACCGCTATTCCCGAACGGGCGCTTGGAGCTAAATCCCTCGCCTTCGGCCCACATCGTGCTCAGCAGTTCGCCGAGGTATTCTCGGATGCTGATTTCTCGGTTGAGGTCGTCGCATTGGAATGTGACGTCCAGCAGCGCCGGGTTTTCGCAGGCCATCGGCGCAGGGACATAGCGCACGCCGTCGATAATCACGTTCATGGCTTCTCCTATCCGGTTACGCCGCCTGCCGCATCGCAACGCGGACCAGGCTGTTCTGAAGCTTCTCCTGCTGCTTCTTGCCGAAGTGCGGGGTGTACTTGCTGCGCGAGGCGCGGCGAACGTCGACATTCGGGGTCGAAGGTTGCGGCACGTAAAGCGTCTGACCGTTCGGCGCGAGAACCTTCTTTTGCACCGGGATTTCTAGGAAGTGAAGGTTGCGCTTTGCGAGGATTTCAGCGCGGTGCGTTGGTGATGTTTGCGGCTCATGCTGCGTCCTTTTCTTCAGATTTCGTTTCGACCCAAAAGCCGGTCATCAGATTGATGGGCTTCGCTTTGGCAATAACGCGCCCGTAAACCGACCACTTCGGCAGGCGCAGTCGCAGGGCGGCAAAGATTCCATAGTCCTCACCGGCTTCGATGCCCAAACCGGCTTCGATGCCCTCACCGGCTTCGATGCCCGAACCGGCTTTGATGCCCCAACCGGCTTCGATGCCCGAACCGGCTTTGATGCCCTCACCGGCTTCGATGCCCTCACCGGCTTTGATGCCCGAACCGGCTTTGATGCCCCAACCGGCTTCGATGCCCGAACCGGCTTTGATGCCCTCACCGGCTTCGATGCCCGAACCGGCTTTGATGCCCTCACCGGCTTCGATGCCCAAACCGGCTTTGATGCCCCAACCGGCTTCGATGCCCCAACCGGCTTTGATGCCCGAACCGGCTTCGATGCCCTCACCGGCTTCGATGCCCGAACCGGCTTCGATGCCCAAACCGGCTTCGATGCCCTCACCGGCTTCGATGCCCAAACCGGCTTTGATGCCCCAACCGGCTTCGATGCCCCAACCGGCTTTGATGCCCGAACCGGCTTCGATGCCCTCACCGGCTTCGATGCCCAAACCGGCTTTGATGCCCTCACCGGCTTCGATGCCCGAACCGGCTTTGATGCCCGAACCGGCACGCAACGAAAATTCGATCTTGATTGAGCCTGTCACGCGAATCGATCCGGCGAACACGAAGCGCTTTTTCTCAAGCGTCCCGACTTCCAGCACATCATCAGTTTTACCGAAAGCGTTCAGCAGCCAGCACGCGTCGTCGAAACGATCGTCGTCGCAGAGCTTGTCGAGAATTTCCTGATACTCGCCGCCTTCCGGGAAATTGCGGAGGTACCACTCGTAGCCATCCGAACAGGGATGCTTTTCCTTCAGCAGTTCTTTGGTGATCTTCACGGCTTCTCCACGTAAATAGGACAACGAAACTTGATGGGCAGGATTGGGGGTTGGGGGATGCTCAACACTCACGGAGGCGCGCTGCGCTATCTCAGGGAGAGGGATGAAGGATCGCTGTTTCGGTGGATCTAGCACCGGCAGACGCCTGATCCATGCAACCGTAGCTGCATGAGGTACGCTGCCCAGCGGTGGTCCGCGTCTCTTTGAGGGGGAACGCAGTGCGCTTTCGTGAATGCTGCTACTCCGCAGGACGCTGGCGACACCCTTGTTATCGGCTCCAGCTGCCCTGCGGACTTCCGCGACGCTTCACAGATCCTGTCTGCTACGCAATCGCGGGCGCTGTCCTTACTACGCGAGGACTTGCTTTATTCCGCGCCCTTTCGGGAATGGTTCGATGTTCTGTGTCTCGTGTGGACCATGACCACATACGCCCGGTTGCTCGCTTTCGCGTCCCGGGTCAAAGACTTCAGTTGTCCAGCCTGTCGGCTAGGGGCCCGAGGGCGCCTAAAGATCATTCCGCTATCCCGGCTCTGCCGGAGCGGTTACTGATACTGCTGTGCTATCCGCACTAGCTTGGCGATGGGCCAAGCTGCTGAGGACAGTTACTTCTTTGCGAGACCAGTTCCGCTGCAAACGCCACACGTCATATCCCACGCCTCTTCGGGGTCGCGAAACAGAACGGTTCCTTTCCCGTCGCATTCCTCGCAGGCATCATGTGAGCGATCGTGCTCGATGGCCTTGTTCGGATCAGCGGTGCGCCAGTCTGGCCAGACGCGGCCTTCGTTCTTCGCCTGTTTGGCAACGAGCGCTTCAATGATCTGCTGAGGCGAACCACCTGCGCGCCATGCACCATCAAGCGCGAGAATCACGACGTCGATCCATTCGGTGAGATCGGTCGGATCAGCCTCGATCTCGTTCAGCTCTTTGCGGATATGGTCGATCACGCCCTTAGCGCGCGATCCGGGGCCAAACGTCTGCTCGGACCACTCACGCTGTCGAAGGAGGTGCCCATACAGACTAAATGCCGACGCCTCCTGTTCTTTCTTGTACTGAGGAACATCCATCACTCTTCTCCTAGAATCCGTTTCGCGTTTGCTATCGCTGCTTCTACCGCTTCGAAATCCGCGTCGCTCTCTGCCTGTATTGCCGCCTTTGCTGCCAGCCAGTCGAGAACATGCATCGCGGTTCGCCGGTCATTCGGGAAGCGGTGCCGGACTTCGTGGCACCACTCGAGACATTTCGCGTCGTTCATGCCGTGGCCTTGATGCTCCGAATTGCCTCATCGATTCGCTGCTCAACCGGCTTAACCGCCATCACATTCGCGATACAGCCAATCGAGTACTCTGCTTCGCGCCTCTGGCGTTCGATTGCGCCGTGCTTGTGGTCGGGATGGAAGAAGATTTCCGGCTTCAGACCATCTTTCTTCAGGTGGCCCAGCACGCCCTGCTTAACCGCTTCACGCAGTTCGGCGCGAACTTGAGCCGGGATGCGACCGCGAACAACCAGAGTTGCCTGGCACAGGATGCGGTCAACGTTCGGGCCGATTCCTGATTCGTACTGGCTCATCTCATCCTCCGGTCATTGCGCTTGTGGGGTGCTGATGGGATGAATAATAGGAAAACTTGTCGTCTCAGGCAATAGGAAATCTTGTTTTTATGAGTAAAATTTTGCTATTGAATATGAGCGATTGATAGTCTTGCGGGGGAGCCCCTGGGTGGGGCTCGTTAGATACTTTGCGGGAAGAGGCCTCTCAGGAACCCTCTTGGGGGTTCTCCGTATGCGTGCGGCATAAAGTGATGGTTATTATGAGGCGGGATGCGACTACAGGCGTAAGTCGGCGAGCTGTTGAGCAACAGCCAGGCAGTAAGAGAGCTTCTCTAGGCGTTCGCGCAAGGTCTTGCAGGTCGGACACTCCCTCTCGCCGGCGACGGCTGGCGTGGGTGAAATTTCGGTCCCCGGCGATGAGTATTCGGACGGAAAACGGCTGCCTTCCAGATGCATTTTTGTTACCTCGGAATAAGGTTTCGGCCAGCGCCATACCAGGCGCCAGACAAATATTCATGCCGAAGGTAACTTTACCGGAAGTTGGTGTAAATACTTAAACAGAATTGCCGTTATCCAGAGTAGGCCCGCTGTTTTTTCGCTGCTGGCGCTCCATCTCCTCTTGTATCGCCCGATGGATGAATTCCTTCGTTTCCGGAGTCACGCCGTAGTCTCTGTTGCGCGTCGAATCACAATTGCGATACAGCTCGCGCACCTGGTCAGCCAGCACGGGGCTGATCTCATCGATCTTCACCCCGAGCACTTTCGCGAACTGGCCCACTGCGAATAGGTTTAGTTTTGATTTTCCTTTCAGGTAGTGGCCGACGTTTGCCTGAGATCCCATGTCGTAATCGGCGCCGAACTTCTCCTGCGTCATCCCCTCGGGACGCTTCTCATTCCATAGGCGATCCAGACGCTTTGCGTCCTCGATCTGCCAGTCCTCTAGCTTCTGTTTGACCATGTCGCGACTCTAGCTTTTCTAGTAGTAGCTACAACAAGTTTTCCTGTTGACAGACTCCATAAGTTTTCCTAGTATGGAGCCATGAAACTCGCCGACTACCTCGCCAAGCACAAGATCAGCCAGACAGCTCTGGCCGACTATCTCAATGTTAGTCAAGGCCGCGTATGGCAGTGGCTCAACGGAGAAAGGGTTACGCCGAAGTACTGCCCCGATATCGAGGTCTGGAGCAATCGCGAAGTGACGTGCGAGGAGCTTAACGACACGGTCAACTGGCGATATCTGCGTGATTCGGCCCAGGCCATTGCGAATAGCGGACCGGTCGGCACGTTGCCGGATCGCATCAAGTCTAGCGACGACGCCCAGCCCCCTGTCGGCGGCTCCAGCGGCACGGAGAAGATGGCTGCAATGATCTAGCGAGTACATAGGAGTCCTTTTTCTTAATTACCGTCCTTAGTGACGGTTTAATTTTCCCGGAGCCGCAAGTGTCCACGCCAGTGTCAACTGAAGTCACTCAGTTCGAATTACCGCTGATGTGCCGCATGAACCGGCCCCAGCCCGTCGAGCAATCTGTAGTCGAATCAATTACTTGCGAGTCTGGGCTGATCCGGAAATCGATCGAACTCTCGAAGTTCAAGTTCCTGGAGAAAACCTATGCCGGAACGCTGGGTTTGTCGCCATCCCAGTTCTCGAAGATCAAGAACGGTCGCGATGGCGCGGGCAAGGTTTGGCACATGCCGATCACTGCCGTAGCCGCGTTCGAGTGTTTAGTCGGACATACGCTGATGACACAGTGGATCGAGCATCAACGCGATTTGCTGCTTGACGACGAGATGAGAGAGATCTGGGAGCTTCAGCAGCGCATCGAGGAACTGAAGATGAAGAAGGCCAAGGTTGGGAGGGCGGCGTGAACGATCTGATTAATAACGGCGTGCCGTCGATGTCGACTCATGAAATCGCGGAACTGACTGGCAAGCGCCACGACCATGTCATCCGAGACGTTCGCAAGATGGTCGAAGACATGGTCTCCACGGATGCCCCAGAAATGGGTAATCCGAAAAATCAAGGGGTTACGGAGGTCACCGACGCGCGCGGCTACACGTCGATGTTTATGCTCGACAAACGCATGTCGATGATCCTCGTTTCCGGCTATAGCGTCGTTCTGCGTGCTCGCATTATTGACCGCTGGCAAGAACTGGAGGCGATGGCTAGCGCGCCGAAGTTTGCCATCCCCACGACCCTTTCCGGTGCCCTGCGTCTCGCTGCGGAGCAGGCCGAAGAAATCGAGCGCCAGGCGGCTCAGCTTGAGGCTCAGAAGGCCGCCGTAGAGTTCGTTGACCGTTACACGAGCGCCGATGGCAACAAGGGATTCCGCGAGGTCGCCAAGCTGCTGAACGCGAACGAACGCGAATTCCGGGCCTTCCTGATTAGTAACGAGATCATGTATCGCTTGGACGGTCGTCTGACCGCCTACGCCCATCATCAGCACGCCAGCCGTTTTGCAGTGAAGACGGGCATTGGCGGTAACGAGCACGCCTTCACGCAGTCCATGTTCACGCCCAAAGGTATCGAATGGGTTGCTGGCAAGTGGGCGGCATATCTCCTGAGCCAGTCGGAGACAGTATGAACGCCTCTCACCCGCCCATCCACACCCATCCGCTGCTCGGCGAAGGAATGCCCGCATGAACGTGCGCAAGCAAATCAGCAAGAAAATGCGCTTCGAAGTCTTTAAGCGCGATGGATTTGTATGCCAGTACTGCGGCTCGCATCCTCCTGAGGCGGTGCTTGAGGTCGATCACATCGTCCCCGTCGCCGAAGGTGGCGCCAGCGAGATCGACAATTACATCACGGCTTGCTTCTCGTGCAATCGAGGCAAAGGCGCCACGCCTCTTGATCAAGTCCCCAAGTCCCTTGCCGACAAGGCGGCTGAAGTGGCAGAGCGCGAGGCGCAGATCCGTGGGTACAACGAGATTATGCTGGCAGCCCGCAGTCGGCTGGAAGAGGACGTCGAGTGCGTCAATCGTGTGTATGAGCGCTTTGTCCCGGGGTATGAGTTGTCCGACCGCTCGCGCGTGAGCGTCCGCATGTTTATTGAAAAGCTGGGTGTCTTCCCGGTGATTGACGCCATGGAGCTTGCTGGGGAGCGCTGGGCTTGTAGTAGCTCAAAAGTTTTCCGCTACTTCTGCGGCATCTGCTGGAACCGTATTAGGGAGCAATAGTGAGACGCCCATCGTTTCAGTTTTACCCGGGCGACTGGACGTCTAACAGCAACCTTCGCCGCTGCTCGCACGCGGAAAAGGGAATCTGGATCGACGTCATGTGCCTGCTGCATGACCAGGAAGAATACGGCATCGTCCGATGGCCGTTGAAGGAGATTGCTCAAGCTGTGAACTGCACTGTGTCGGCGCTCAAGGGTCTCGTAACGAAGGGGATTCTCAAGGGCGCAGATGCGCCGAATAACGCCGAGTCGTTCATCTATGTGCCGCGCTCCGGAAGAAAGGATGGTGATCCCGTGACTTTGGTTCCAACTCAAGTAGGTCCTATTTGGTACTCCTCAAGGATGGTAAAGGATGAATATGTCCGCACCGTACGTGGCGAAGGATCGCGCTTTGGTGCGGGAGATGGTGAAGCACCAAAGCTAACACCAAAGGATGCACCAAAGCCCCCCTTGGGTGACGGCTCTTCTGCTTCTTCTTCTCCTTCTCCTTCGGTAAAACCTAAAGCGGTTCCTATCGGAACCGACGCTAACGCGTCGAACGGCCTGTCTGCGCACGAGGCGATCTTCCAGATCGGTGTTCCATGGCTGCTTGCCAACGGTGCGACGGACAAGGTTCGGTCCATGCTCGGAGGTGCCGAGAAGCACATCGGCGCTGACGCGGCATGGGAAATGGTGCAGGACTGCATGGACAAGAAGCCGCTGGACCCGATTTCCTGGCTGGCTGCGGCGCTGAACGCGCGGAAGAAGGTCGCGCCCAGCACCGCGCCTCGTCGCAGCGGCGTAGCCCCTACGCAATCGGAAATCAATGCCGAGAACGCCAAGGCTAAGGCCCTGCTCTTCGGCGAATCTTCGGAGGTGGTCGATGTTTGAAACCGACTTTGACCCGTTCATCGACATGCTCGATGCGGTCTATTCGCTGCACGGCAAGACGATCCCGGCCGGTGCCAAGGCGCTTTTCTTCCGCGCCCTTGCTGGCTACCCGCTGCAAGTTGTGCGCTCGGCCATTGATGCGCACGTGAAGGATTCGCAGCGCGGCCAGTTCCCGCCGAAGCCTGCCGACCTGATCGCGCAGATCGAAGGCCATGCAGCCAATGATTCGCGCCCCGGTCCGGAAGAGGCTTGGGCAATCGCAGTGCAGGCGTTCGATGAAGCGGCAACGGTCGTGATGACCGGCGAGATTGCCGAAGCGATGAGCATCGCGCGCCCCGTCTTCGAGATCGGCGACGAGGTGGGGGCTCGGATGGCGTTCAAGGAAGCCTACGGCCGCCTGGTGACGCAGGCCCGCTCCAACGGCGCCCCGGCCGACTGGTTCCCGTCGCTCGGCTCTGACGCGGGCCAGCGGGCGGAAGTGCTCGAGCGAGCCGTCTCGCAAGGACTGCTGCGCTCGGACGTGCCGGCTATCGTCGGCGCCCTGCCCGCGCCGGTCGATACGGTGCCGTTGCTAGCTGCGGCAGAGTCGGCGGCAACGTCCAATGCCGACGCTCGCGCCACCCTGAATGGTTTGCGCAAGCTGCTTGAGCGCGATCCCGGGGCCGAAGAAGCGGAACGCCAAGCGCGCTTGCAAGGCGAGCGCGATGCCTTGGCTGCCAAGAAGGCCGAGATTCAGCGTCAGGTGGAGGAGCGTCTGGCTGGCGACGAGGAAGCTGCTGCATGAGCGCCCAGCACATCCCGAAAATCCGCTCGGTTCTCGCTGGCCGCCCGTTCGGCGCATCGGCTCACGAAATCGCCCGGGTGATGGATGTTCCGGTCGAAGTCATCGCCGAATAATTGGCCCGAATGGTCGAGCGTGGCGACGCGGTGCAAAACGGCTCTGGGTGGCGTTTGAATCGGTCGGATGTGACTCCGCCTATCTTCCGCGCCATGGAGACGCTGGAGGCCATGCAAACGCTTGCTAGGGGCATGCAACCATGAACGATGTGATCGAGTTTTACCCGCAAGAGCGTGCCGTGAAGACGATCTCGGTCGAACTGACGAATTTCAACGCAGTTCGACTGGACTTTGGCACTTCGTTCGGAGAGTCGGAAGAGGATCTGCGTGCGGCAATGGACATTCTCATTGAGGCTGCGTGTCTGATCCGCGAACAGATTGGCGCGTTCCGCCTGCGCAATGCGATGAAGAAGCACTTCACGGACGGGATGCAGGAATGACGTCAGAAGAGGTGGTCGAAATCGTCGACGAGATTGTCAATTGGTCGCTCGAGCAACGCCGCGCCTACATAGCAAGTCTCGAGCGCGCCTTCGGCCCCGCAGCAGCACAACAGATTAAGGACGCGCTCAGTGAGCGCTGGAAACGGTAAAAGAGGCCCCAACAATGAATCAGATGGCAGACGGTGTGGGTAGTACAACTAAGCGAGTGATTCTCGCTATCGATCCCGGCACCGAAGAATCCGGCTGGTGCCTCTATCACCCGGAAGGCGCTGTGCTTGGATCTGGCGTGAAGCCGAACGACATCATGCTGATGGAGATCCGCTCTGCCTACGCTGACGAGCTCGCAATCGAGATGATCGCCAGCTACGGGATGGCTGTTGGGCGCGAAGTGTTCGAGACCGTCTGGTGGATTGGTCGATTCACGCAGGCATGGCATCGCCCCGACTCTGTGCGCCGCGTCTACCGCCGCGACGTGAAGTTGCACCTGTGTGGCACGTCGAAGGCGAAGGATGCAAATGTCCGCGTCGCCCTGATCGATCTTTTTGGCGGAAAGGAAAAGGCGGTGGGCCGCAAGGCTTCGCCGGGACCGTTGTACGGAGTCAAGTCGCATGCGTGGCCGGCGCTGGGCGTGGCTGTTACTGCGGCTCATCAGATGAAGGAGGCAGCATGAAGCACGCCAAACACTACGACCGCAACAAGACCGCAGCAAACCGCTTCGCTGCGATCAATCGCCTGATGGCGAGAGCGCCGATCCGCGACGACGCGCAGCGGGATATCGAGATCGCGGCGCATATCGCATTGGATCGGATGATCCGGGGCGGCGACAAGGAATCGCTCTACGTGCTCGCCACGGCTCTCGACGTGTCACACGAACTGGCTATCCAAGGGTGCGGGAAGTCCAGCCTGACCGCGATCAAGCAAGGCATGGCCGCACTGATTCGCACGAAGAAGGCCGCGAACCTGTCAGGTGAGTGGAAGTTCGACGAAGCCGCCGCAGAAGCTGTCAAGGTCGCAGTCGCCATCCACGACGCGCAACTCGAAGCCGCGCCTCGCGCCTTGGTCGTGAAAGTGATGCGTGAAGTTTTGGCCCGCGTTGAGAGCGGATCCGATACGGAATTTGAAGAATCGCTGCTGGCAGCGTAAGGAGACTGACATGGAAGTGATCGACGTTCGCACCCGGATCTACAAGAAGGAAAAGCTGTACTTCGTGACGCATATCCCTGGCTATGTCGTCTGCAAGTACTCGCACCGCACGCCTTTTGTGATGCGCCAAACGATCTGGAAGAAACTCAACGTTTTTGAGGGCAAGGTTCCCGTCAAGAACGCTCACAAGCCCGAGAACGTGACCGCCGTATGCAAAGCGCTCGGCGAAAAGATGATTGCCCCCACGTCTGTCATTTGCAAGATGACGGGCCTGACGCAAGTGACGGTGGACAACATCCTCGCCTATCTGCACGGAAGCCATAAGGTCTACATCGCCGATTACGACGTTGGCAAGTTGCGTATCAATCGCACGCGTCTATGGTCTTTGGGTAATCACGCCGATGCCACGGTTCCCCCGTCTGAGCCAGCAGAAGTACGTCGCCAGAAGATGAAAGAACATCGGTCGACATACGAAGAGAGGCGGCAACAGAAGAAAGCGGGCGTCGGGAGCGATGGCCCGCACCGTGACCCGTTGACAGCAGCGTTTTTCGGTTCAGCAGCCGCGCCGAATTCGCTCGCGGATCTGCCGTCGCGCGTGTTCAAGCAAAGCATGGAAGTTTCGGACGAGATGGAGGTCGCATGACCAACACTGAACATCCACCGTCAGCAGCATTTTTCGATCTTCCGTTCGACTGGAAGACTGCGATGGAAGCGTGGAATCGTCAAAGGGGAGAGAGGAAATGATCTATCTCGCAGACCAACGTTACTGCGTCAAGCGCGACCGTAAGCCCCAGATCTATTTCCTCAATGGGCGATGGTCGATTGCGTTTAAAGACGGCGTTAGCCTCAAACGAATCATGAGGGCTGATCGGTGGTGCGACGAAATGAATGGAGGCATTCGGAAATGAATATCCGCGACGTAAAGGGCTTCGACACCACCCAGGAACTGTACGAGTTCATGTCGATCGAGCACAAGCTCCACGCGGGCAGCATGGACGACTTGATTCGCTGCGTGTCTGAGTTGCAACGCCGCGCTCTCGCCGACCGAGATGCGCGAGAGTTGGCCCTAGATCGGATGGTGGCGGATGCTGAATCACTCGATCTGTACATTTCCAAGGAGAACGAGAATGCCTGAAAACAGCGCCTACCTGATCGCCCTGCTCAAGGCGAAGCTCTCGCGCGTAGAGCATGCATCCGCAAAGGGTATCGACCGCATGGCCGCATTCGAAATCGCGGAGTTTTCGGGCCTTGCGATGCATCTGCACTACGTGGCAGAGGAAGAGCTGGAGGAGCAGCAGATTACCAACGCCGAACGCGACCGCCAGGCACGCGCGGCACTTCAGGTGAGGTCGGTATGAGCAAACTGACGCCAGAACAAAAGGCAGCGAATAAGGCTGCTCAGAAGGTTCGAGACGGAGCCTTTTCAGCGCGGCGGCGTGAGTACCGCAGCGCTCTTGGCGCGGCCAAGGAAAAAGCCGAACTAAGCGTGTTTGCCGCACGGAGGGACGTCGCCGGAGATGAAATTGAGCGCGAAATTCAAAATCGCATTCAAGCGCTCCACAACATTGATCGCGAGATTGCAGAGTTGGAAGAAAAGAAGAAGCGTATCCGCGGGCAATACGATTTGTCTATCCAACCAAAGAGGGAGGCGAGAGACGCCGCATGGCAGGCATTTCGCGATCACGCGAGCACCCTTGAAAAGGATGTCAATGACCAATACCCAGATATGGCTGGCGTGTGGTCCGCAGCGGGATGGAAAATTCCCAATGATGTGAAGGCGCAGATGGAAGCCGCCAGGGAGGCCGCATGAAACTCGCCAGCCTACTGATCTGGCTATCTCTCGGTCTTCTCGGGGGACTTATCACTTGCGTTGCATGGGCGTTAATGGCGCCGTCTTTCCTCCTGGGGAAGGTCGGAGAGTGGGTTATTGAGTGCGGAGAACGTTTCGAATGAGTGACAAGCGAGTAACCGTCAGCAAGGTTCTCTTCAACCAGAAGCCGAACGAGTTGCTTCAGCGCTGGTGCGAGCTGGCTGCGGCCAATGGTGGTGCGTTCGCCGTCAATCAGGAATGGACGGACCGCAACTGGTACACGACCTATACCATCGAATGGCCGGAAGGCATTCGGATTCCGGAGGGCGCATGAGCACGATCACTCCGACGTTCAGCGGAGAAGTACAGTTGGCCGCCTGGAGCGAGAGCCACTCAGGGGGCTGCAAAGTGGTCCTGTGGCTTGCCGACCCTAGCGACCTCGATGCATTCCGCGCGCTCACCGTCCGTAAGGGCAACACGGCGGGCCATCGTTTCATGGCTGTGCTGGTCGAAGTGGGTGACGACGAGCTGCCGGTGCAGCCGGAACCTGAGAAGCCCAAGGGCGGAGTGTTGGCTAAAGAAGCGGCTATGTTGTGCGACATGCCCACCTTCCGGGAGTTCTGCGAGGAACAGGATGCTGAGGGTGCGGCCGACTGGATTCGCTTCACTTGCAACGTCGCGAGCCGAGCCGAGCTGGATAACTCCGAGCGTGCGGCTGCGCTGTTCAGGTCGAACGTTCGCGGTCCCTACATGAAGTGGAAGCAATCGCGAGGTGCGGCATGAAAACAAGCACAACAATGTTTATGGGCATGGTCATCATCGGCGCGCCGCATCTGAATTCGCAGACTGCGGTATTCGTTCAGGTAGTCGCATTCGTGGCTGGCATTGTCGCCGCGTGGATGGAATCGTGAAGCGCTCATCGTTCGGCCCACGCAAGACCCCCCTCAAGCGCTCCCCATGGCCCCTAGCCGACCGCAAGACTTCGCTGCGTAGGAGCGAAATGAAACGCAAGGTGAAGCGCGTCACGGTGGCTGATGGGGCGAAGTATCTCGAAGCGTGCCGCGGCGAAGACTGCTTTCTGCGCGTGCCGGGGGTGTGCTGCGGAAATTCCGAGACAGTGGTCCCAGCGCATAGCAACGAATCGGCGCACGGAAAAGGAATGGGCATCAAAGCAAAGCATCGGTACACGATTCCGTGCTGCTTCACCTGTCATGCGTGGCTGGATACCGGGCCCGCATGGTGGAGCGAGAAGACTTCAGCATGGCGTGCGGCATACGCCGAATGGAAGCCCGTCAGAAATAGAAAGATGGGATTGGTTGAAGAACAAGAAACGGAGGTGGTGTGAATGAGTTGGCTCTTTTCGCAGGCGCTGGCGGAGGTTTGCTCGCAGGGCACCTCCTTGGCTGGCGAACAGTTTGCGCAGTTGAACGTGACGGATACGCCGCACAAGTTCTGGCACAAAGACAAAACGATGGAGTCCTCCGACCATTCCCGATTTGGTCTGACGTCGTCCACTTTGACGGACGACCATGGCGAGGAATTGTTGACGTCGTATCGGGCGGGTTTCCGTGCCAAGACATATCTCCCGCCGGCACCCAGTTGGGCCTCGATGGAGAGCGAAGCGGACTCTGGTCTGAATTCTTCCGGATTGTGGGCGAAGTTCGACCCCGCTTCGTGTTCATTGAAAACAGCTCAGCACTCATTGCTCGAGGACTTGGCCGCATCCTCGCCGACCTTGCCAGTATCGGGTTTGATGCGCGGTGGTCGCATTTATCAGCGGCCCAGCTTGGCGCCTGCCACGAGCGCAACCGCACCTGGATCGTTGCCTACTCCGCTGAAGTCGTGGGGCCGGCGTGGACCGGGCCTGTCGAACAACCTCGACAATTTGCGGTGCAGCCTTGGAATTACGAAGGAGTGTCTAGCGATAGTGGACGCCGTTGGGTGGAGATGGCCCGCCAGTTTCGTCGAATGGATGATGGACTGGCCTACGCAGTGGAGCGCACTGAGGCCATTGGAAATGCACAGGTTCCAATCGTGGCGGCAACAGCATTTCGTGAACTCTCAAGATAACCAGGAGGCAGCATGATCGACTCACTCGACAACCTCGAATCTTTGGCGAAGGATGACCGAGCGGCCTTCCCCGCCTCGACGATTCGCGAGCTATGCGCAGAGGTGCGGAGGCTGCGGGAGCGGCTGGAGATCGACTCTCGCCACCCATACGACGGCATCGATTGCCGGGACGAGACGATACGGGTGCAGGATGAGGAGATTGCGGGGCTGCGAGGGGGAAACGAACGGCTGGCCGCGCAGTTTGCCGAGCTTGAGGCAGTGGCCCGGGACGCCATCGCGAAAGCAGAACACTGGAAGGCCAACCACGATAACCAGGTGGCTCGCGCCCGCTTCCTGATTGAGCGTGGCGATATTCCGCTTGAGCGTGTTAGAGCCTACGAGGAAATGGCTGCCCTGCAAGCATTCCGCGACTTCTTCCGCGACCGCTGCGAGGGGTTATTCGCTCAGTTCGGGATGACTGCCGTGGACGCGTACAACGAAGCCGAACGCAAGGAATAACCCCATGCTCAGCGTCCTTGGTCCGCACTGGCTCCTTGCCCTGCTGGTCTACGTGGCGCTGAGCTTGGTTGTTTGGGTGGTGATGGAGTGAAAGGAGAAGAGGAATGAGAATTCTTGTGTGTGGTGGCCGTGAGTACGGCCAACAGGTCGAAGAGGAGCGCCGAGTGTTCGAAGTGCTCGATGCGCAGTATGCCCAAAGCCCTATCGAATTGGTGATTCAGGGTGGTGCGCGCGGAGCCGACACAATGGGGAGATTATGGGCTGAGGCGCGCTCGATCGACTGTTTGACGGTCCCGGCCAAATGGGAAATCCATGGGCGAGCGGCGGGCCCAATGCGGAATACGCGGATGCTCAATTACAAACCGCAACTCGTGATTGCATTTCCGGGCGGCCGAGGCACGGCGGATATGGTGCGGAAAGCCAAGCGTGCGAATTTGCTGGTCATGGAGATCGAACACAACCCGTAGCGTTTCTCACCGAGTCACAAGCAAGTAGTAGTGCTTAATGATATAATTAGTAGAATCCGCTCAAGGAGTTAGTGATGACGCTTGATGAGAGTCAGCAAGTTGAAGACCTGCTCCTAGCGTGGCATAGGTGGCAGGAGTCGTACACCATCGAGAAAGGCTTCCCGCGCTGCTCCCCTTCGTTGAGAGAGTGCGAATCCGGAAAATATTCTGGAAATGTAATCGAGCAAGCGCAAGCCGCCGACGAGAAAATCTGGAAGCGCAACAGTGAAGCCGTGGAATCCTGTGTGGACGCTCTGCCGAAGTGGGAGCATCGAGCATCCATTCAGATGTCCATGATGAACAAGCGTTGCGGTGCAGTAGTGTTCAAAAATCCGCGCCTGGGTCCCGAAGAGTCTCACCGGTACTATCAGGAAAGTAAGGATCTGTTGCTGCCCAAATTCGTATCGCGCGGGCTGATCAAGATTGCGGAGGTGGTGGCGTGAGCATTCGAATTTCAATACCGACGACAACCAGGGATCACTGGTCGGGCTATGAGGTTGACACGACCATGACTTTTGACCTATCGGTAGGCCAAGCACAAGCATTGGTTGCATCGATCAGCGCTCAAATTCCTGCGGAGCGGGAACGCAAGGAGCGCGAGGCTAAGGAGGAAATCGAACGCCTCGAATCGCGCCTTCGCACACTCAAAGGATCGGCAACATGATCAGCCTTGACGTACTGGAAGCGCTGGCGATAAATGCGAGCGTAGAGGATGGGCCGTCCGTGCGCGATTGGCAGGACTATTGCCGCGTTACGGGTCCAGCATACATCCTTGACCTGATCGCGGAGGTGCGCAGGCTGCGGGCGCGCAGTGCGCTCGCGGACAGCGTTTCTCACTACGCCGACAGCGTATGCGGGATGCTGCGACAAGGCGGTTGGCCCGGCAAGGCTGAGGCACTGGAATCGCGAATCAAGGCCGTAATCGACTTCGACAAGGAAAGCCAATGAGCAATCAGGCGGAAGTGATGCGCTTTGACCCGGCAACGTGCATGCCGCGACCTTATCCGAGCCATGCCGAACAGTACCGTGAGTGGCACGGCAAGACGGCATGGCTCTATAACCCATGGACGGGCGATCTGCGCGACCCGCGAGATATTGGCTCAGACGTCTTCGGGCATCTGATTGTTCGCCCGCAACCAGAAGAGCGAGCGCTCTAAAAATATTTTCTCCAAGGGGTTGTATACCCCGCCGATTTGGGGTACTGTACAGACGTGGTGCTAGAGCTACATCTAGCGCCAGTAGCAAAAAGATACCCCAAGCCCGCCAGGTTCGCGCCTCGCGGGCTTTTCCGTTTTCAGGTTTGCCATGGCCCGCTCGATCACATTTCAAGGTGCGTTCGGGGGTGACCCATTGGCGAATCTTGAACGCAATCGCGCCGAGCAAGCGGGCAGGAAACCGACAAAGCGCGAGTGCCTTGAGATGGGAAATCGCCCGCTGTCCGATTCGGGCCGGCGCACGCCGGATGAGGCCGCAAAGCCCGCGCACAAGCCATTCGAACAGTTCCTGGCAGAGGAGTTTGCACCCAGGCAGCGGAGCGAGGCCTGGCGGCGCCTGGAAGCCTTGTTTGAGAGTAAGCCATGACCGCCCAGCAAATCATCGACAGCCTCGAACGCGACATCGAGCGCATGCGCATCGATCCGGCGTTGCTGAAGAGTCTGGTGGCGCGGTTGGACGCTCTACGCGAGATGGTGAAGCATGGCGGCTAGGAAGACGGTCAAGATCGAGCCGGCTGAGCCAACATCGACTTGCAAGGCTTGTAAGCACGGATGGCTATACGAAGGCGAGGATTCCGCGCAGTGGTACTGCCGACGCTATCCGCCCACGGTCACATACGACTACGAGGAAGGTTGTCCAGTTAGTTCGTTTCCGTGTGTCGCACCCGATTTGACCTGCGGCGAATTCGCTGCGCAGCTTAATTCTTGAGGATCCCAAGTGGCGATTGACGACTTGAAGAAAGCCGTGGACCGCCATGGCAGCATTCGTGGTGCCGCCCGTGCCATGGGCATTGCGGAAAGCACACTCCGGAGCCGCCTCCGCGCCGCCGAGGCAGCGAATGATGAGCCCGAAAAGCCCGCATTCACCCGCGCCGACGAGCTCGAAAGTGAACTGCGAACCCTTCGGACGCAACTAGCGACGGTCAAGCGCGAGGCGCTGGACGACGAATTCGTAAAGCGCCGCATCCTCAAGATGTCTGAGGAGCACATCGAGCCGCCCAAGTGGCTGATTCAGGCGAAGCCGACCAAGACCTCGCCCGGCGTCCCCACGCTGTTCGCATCTGACTGGCACTGGGCCGAAGTCGTCGATCCTACGCAGATTGGCGGCGTGAACGAATATGATCTGGCGATCGCCCACAAGCGCGCACGCCGGATGATCGAAGTCTCGATTGATCTGTTGAACAATCACATGGTCAATCCGAAGTACCCCGGCATCGTGTTCGCCCTTGGCGGCGACATGGTTTCGGGCGATATTCACGAAGAACTGCAGGCCACGAACGAATGCGAGATCATGGCCGCGGTCACGGACCTGTACGGCGTGCTGGTCTGGTGCATCAATACGCTGGCTGACCGATTCGGGCGTGTGTTCGTGCCGTGCGTCTCAGGCAATCATGGCCGCAACACCCATAAGATCCGCGCCAAGGGGCGGAACTATACGTCTTTCGACTGGCTGCTGTATTGCTTCCTGGCGAAGCACTTCGAAGGCGATTCGCGGGTCAATTTCCTGATCCCGAATGGCCCGGACGCTCTCTACAAGGTTTATGGCACGCGGTATCTGCTCACTCATGGTGATCAATTCCGCGGCGGCGACGGCATGATTGGCGCGCTCGGCCCGATTATCCGCGGCGACCATAAGAAGCGCAGCCGTCAGACGCAGATCGGCGCGAGCTATGACGTGATGCTGCTAGGTCACTGGCACCAGTTGATCCAATTGCAGCGCCTGATCGTCAATGGCTCGCTGAAGGGCTACGACGAGTACGCGAACGCGAACAACTTCGGATATGAGCCGCCGCGGCAAGCGCTCTGGATAACCCATCCGGTCCAGGGAATCACATTCAGCATGCCGGTGAATGTTGACGAGCCTAAGGAAGCCGAGAAAACCTCATGGGTGAGTTGGGCCGCATGAAACCCGCCTTCTCCGACCGCCTCCGCGACCTGCTATCCGATCCCGAGGCAGCAAAGCAGCTTCAATCGTGGATGGCGACGGGAAAGCCAGAGTTGATCACGATCCGCAAGGACGGGAACGAGATCGTGGTGCGGGCTGAATACGTGAATCGCTATGGGATCAAGTGCGGCTAAGGCTGGGAAGCGTACAAACGAACAATTGCCGGGTAGCTCAATTGGTAGAGCAGCGGGTTTTGATCCCGTTGGTTGCGCGTTCGAGTCGCGCTCCGGTTGCCAGCACTTCATGGCCGTAAATGGAATCGGCTAAGCCCAAGGCTCCGGTTCTCACCCCGAGCGGCCACTAACCTAGTCGGTGCCGAGTAGTGAGCCGGCCGGATGCCTCACGAAACGAGGCCTCTCACTAGCCTGCATTTGAGCCTATTCAGGTAGCCCCCGCGAGGGGCGCATCAGTGCGGGCCAGTGAGAGCGAATGCGCGTGCTGACGCGCCCGAAAAGATAGGACGCGAGAGCGACGCCAATGCCCTTCGCGATGCGTGCCGGAGATCAGAACTGGCCGCTCTCAACCATCAATGGGCACTTGGCAGTCTGCGGAGCATACCGACGAAGGGTGAATGCGCAGCCCCGAAAGGTCAGTTCGCGGTGACGGTTCGATTCCGGCTCATGCCCACCAAATGCGCACCAAAGCGCACATACCCCGCATCGCTACAAGCGGATGAGCACAAAGGTGCGCAAATGAACGTCTATACCCTAACGGGCCAGTATTGGAATGCGTGTGCTCGCAACGCTTGGCTATGGTCACAGTACTCGCGTCAATGGTCGGTGTGGTACGACGGCTTGGCGCTGGCGTGCTACGGCCTGTAGCGCCTTTCTGCGTGCGTCTCTAGTGGGCGTAGGCACGAAGGCGAAATTAGCGACGCGCGATCCGATTGGATGCCACTGCGCCATGCGGTCGTGACAAAGTAGCCCTCCCCAAAAGGCAGTTGCCGGATTCTGCTAGGCGTCGATAACGGGCGCATAAACAACACCGGCCAATTTCTCCTCAGGTTGCTCACGCGACTTTGCCCGTAGGGGCTTTCTTATATGGACGATACCGTCGAATCCTACTTCGCCACTATGCAGGCAGCGTTCGACAAGGTATTCAGCGCTCCCGAGATGGTCCAGCCGAAGACGTACACGGCGATTGACGTCTCGCGCATCCCTCCGAAGCCCTGGCCGTGGCCCAGATCAATGGCCGCCGTCGAGATTGCCGAGTACGAAGCGCTGCTGGGCGGCGAATACCGTGTCACGCGCGGGGTTGTGACGGCGCGAGGTGATCAGGTGTTTGGTGAGCCGCGATGAATCTCTTACGCAGACTACAAATCTGGTGGGATGACCTCGGATGGATGGGCGAGGCCGAAGAATTCATCGACAACTTCCTCGACGTCTACGAGGCTAGCGGCGGCCCCAGGCCGATGAGCAAGCGGCTTCGAGGCGAGACGATGCGGGAATACCGCGCGCGGTATGTAGAATGGCTAACGGCTCCGCACACGTATTCGAACTGGGCTAGTGATCAGCTGGTAAAGCCTATCAGCCATAGAATCGACCCGGCATTGACTCGGTAAGCGCTGGTCATGAACCGACCGTGCTCATCGTCGCCAAGTGCTAGTGGATCAGACATTTCGCTGTGAAAGCTGGTGACGGCTACGCGCAGGGTGTTCACCTCCGCCTCGGTCAGTGGCCGGCCGTTGATGGTGATGATGGGATCGGCCATGTCACTTCCTGATGAGTTGGCCGCAGCACGGGCAGCGCTTGTGCTCAGTATTCTCGGCGTTGAGCTTGGCGCGCGTCACGGTAGACGGCGACAGACCGAACTGCTTGGCGGCGGCATAGGGCGTGGCTCCCGGGTTCTCCTTGAGCCATTGCAGGGCCTGCTGAGTCTTGCTGAGTGCCATAGATCCTCCTTAGTAGCCCAGCCAGTCACGCGCGGCTTGCATGTTGTTCTCAATGAGCGTCCAGTACGGTCCATAGAACTCACGGGCCGTATCCGGGAAGCCTTCTCCTGCGAACTGCTCCTCGCCCAGCAACTTGCCATTGGGCAACATGACGACGCGCACGGCGTGGGTGCGGATGAATGCGCATACAGGGGCTTGGCTCATGATCGGCTCCGCGGTGTTGAGTCAGTAATAGCAGTATGTGCTAACACATAGCAAATAGCAAGCACCCAAAGAGAAATATTTATGGGCCGAAAGTCAGCCCTGACGCCCGAGCAATGGATCGAGATTGAGCGGCGCCACCTGATCGACGGGGAGTCAATCAACTCTCTGGCGAAAGCGTTCAAGGTGGATGAGTCCACCATCCGGAAGAAAATAAACCCGAATAAACCCGAACGGGATAAATCCGCCAAACCCTTACGGGAACTGGCTCAAGAGAAAGCGGAGTCCGATCGGCGCTCAAAAGATATTTCCGATCAAATCGCCGCTTTGCCCGTCGCTCGCCAGCGTATCGTCACCGACCTTGCGCAGCGCCTGACGAACATCAGCGGGCACCTCGCATCGGCTGCTGAATATGGGGCCGCGACGGCTCATCGCCTCTCCGGGATCGCCCACATGAAGGTGGCTGAGATAGACGATAGCGCGCCTTTGGCTGAGAACATCCTCACGCTCAAGGACATCTCCATTCTCACGAAGATGGCGAACGAGTCGAGCGAAATCGGCATGAACCTGCTGCGCGCGAACAAGGAAGCCGTCGAGCGCCTGAACGAACCCGAATCCGACCGCGAAACCCTCTTGCGCGAGATCGCCGAACGACTACCTGACTAAATGGCCATCAGTCTGCAAACCCAGCGTGAACTTGAGCGTTGGTACAGGCTGATCGACCATCCGGTCCAAACGGACCTCATCCACGCCGTCGAGAATGGCGTGCGATTCCCGGTAGTTCCTGCTGGACGACGGTCGGGCAAGACTGAGCGAGCAAAGCGCTTCGTTGCCAAGATGGCGATGAAGAATCCAGGCGAGATGTACTTCATTGCCGCGCCGACGCGCGATCAGACAAAAAAGATTTATTGGTCGGACATGAAGAAGTTGTGTCTGACGAGCCTGTGCAGCAAGCCGCCGTCAGAAACTGAACTGATCATCTTTCTGGACAACGGCACGCAGGTTCAGCTGATCGGCCTGGATCGCCCGGAGCGTATCGAAGGCGTGTTCTGGTCTGGCGGCGTCATTGACGAGATCGCGGACGTGAAACAGGAGGCGTGGGAGGCAAATATCCGCCCGGCGCTTGACACGTTCAACCCGACGCGCCCGGATTACAAGGCGTGGTGCTGGCTCATTGGCGTGCCGGATGGCCTGAACCACTACTACGAGATGGCGCAGTACGCGGAGACTGCGAACGACCCCGACTGGAAACTGTTCCACTGGAAGAGTTCGGAGATTCTGCCAGCCGAGACGATCGCCGCGGCCAAACGGCAAATGTCGCCGAAGCAGTACAAGCAGGAATACGAGGCGAGTTTCGAAACTGCTTCAGGCCGGATCTACGAGGATTACAGCAAGGACAATTACACGTCCGAGATCATCCTTCCGCACGAACAATTGCTGTGGTATCACGACTTCAACTTCACGCCGCTCTCGAGCGGTATCGGGGTGCGGCGCAAAGATTCGCTGTATCTGCTCGACGAAATCATTCTGACGTCGGCTGTCTCGCGTCAATCGGCGCTGGAGTTTGTCGACAAGTACCGGACCCATCAAAACCGCGAAGTCATCATCTACGGTGATCCGGCTGGCAAGGCTGGCGAGAAGCACGGCCACGCGTCGGACTATACCGAGATGGAAAAGGTGCTGCGCGACAACGGATGGACGTTCAAGCGCCGCGTGAAGCCTGCCGCTCCAGCGATCAAGGACCGGCAAAACGCGGTGCGCGCGAAGATCAAGAATGCGGCCGGCGAGGTTTCGCTATTCGTGAACGCCAAACAGGCACCGTACACGCACAAGGGATTGGCGACGACGCAACTCAAGGAGGGGTCATCGTTTCTTGAGGCCGAATCGGACTATCAGCACATCACGACGGCGATTGGCTACATGACGGATGTCGAGTTCCCGGTTGTGCGCGGTACGCCCACCCAATCCGCCCACGTCCCCCATATGCACAGGTAACGAAATTGTTCAAAACCATCCAGTCCAAGCTGCCGAAAGACAAGGATCTGCCGGAGCGCAATTTCCGGCTCCAGGTCCTGCAGCGTGTGCTGAATGGCACGCTGTACGACGAGCTTCCTCACGCCTTCCACGAAGAGCAGAACGGCGCCGAGGAATACATTCCGCTGCGTGACCGGCGTCCGTGTGTGCGCTCGAATCTGTGCCGCACAGTGGTTGATGATTCCGTCTCGCTGCTGTTCTCGGAGGGGCATTTCCCGACCGTCGAGATGGACAGCGACGAGCAGAAGGCCGCGATCGCCAAGCTCGTGAAGGAAATCAAGCTCAACGCAGTGATGATCGATGCTGCGACGCGCGGTTCCGTTGGCTCGGTCGCGATTCTGTTTCGCGTGCTCAAGAAGCGCGTCTTCCTCGACGTGATGGGCACCGAATATCTCACACCGAACTGGGATACCGAAGCGCCCGATACGCTGCTGTCGGTGACGGAGAAATACAAGGTCAGCGGGACAAGCCTCGCAGCGCAGGGCTATGCGATTGCGAAAGATGAGTTGGGCGCGACGTTCTGGTTTCAACGAGACTGGAACGACGGCGCTGAAGTGTGGTATCTGCCATGGAAGGTTGCCGACGAGAATCAAGAGCCGAAGATCGACAAAGACAAGACGGTCGAGCATGAACTCGGCTTCGTGCCTGTCGTGTGGATACGCAATCTCCCTGGCGGGGATGCGATTGACGGCGCTCCGACGTTCGCCGACGAAGCGATCGACACGCAGATCGAGATCGATTACCAGCTCTCACAGGCTGGCCGCGGGCTGAAGTACACGTCCGATCCGACGCTACTCATCAAGGAGCCGGCATACGGCGAACAAGGCCCGACCGTCAAGGGTGCGGCCAACGCGATCAAAGTGTCAGCCGAGGGCGACGCCAAGTTGCTCGAAATCAACGGTACGGGCGCTGCTGCGGTGCTGGATTACGTCAAGCATCTGCGTGAAATCGCGATTGAGACGATGCACGGCGACCAGACGAGCCCCGAAAAGATGGCGGCTGTCCAGTCTGGGCGTGCGATGGAAATCGCCAAGCGTGCACTGGTGAACCTCGCCGACCGGCTGCGCATTAGCTACGGCGAAGAGGCAATCTGCCAGATTGTCTGCATGGTCGTCAAGGCATCGCAGAAGATCGCGCTGCAGTTCAAGAATGGCGCCAAGGTCGGCAAGTTCGACCAGAACGCGGAAATCTCGCTGCGCTGGCCAGACTGGTTCGAGCCGACGCTGCAGGACATGGCGGCACGCGCGACCACGCTCAAGACGCTCTGTGACTCAGGGCTGCTCAGTCGTGAGACGGCCATCAAGATCCTGGCGGCGGAATACGACATCGATGACCCGGCTGCCGAAAAACTCCTCGCCGATGCAGACATGGCTGAAAGAAACGCTGCGGCTCAGGTGAAAGCGCAGATCAACGAATAGGAGCCTTCATGGCTGCAGTCAGTTCATCCGGCCGCCCGATCGAGACGGTCGAGCCGCCATCAAACTATCAGGTCGTGCCCGCCAGTTCATCGAATGTCGTGCTCAAGACGGCCAACGGTGGGACCAGCGACTACATCGAAAACCTGATCTGCGTCGTTTCGACGGCGGCGACCTCGCAGGTGCAGATCAAGGACGGCACTGGCTCGGCTATCACCGTCCTGCCCAATGCCGTAGCCGGTGGCATCGGCACGTACGTTATCCGTCTCGCAGCGAAATCCAACTCTGGTAGTTGGCAAGTCACGACGGGCGCTGGCGTCTCGGTTATCGCGACAGGCGCATTCACTTAAGTATCACCACCCGGCTTGATGCCGGACGTCAAACCTGGCCGCTTGATGCGGCCTTTTTCTTTTGGAGAGGGCTAGATGCCTAATCTGCTTCGACAGTTGATGATGCAACACCGCCTGATGGAAGGCGATCCGACCGACCCCGGTTCATCCGCGCCCCCGAACCCGGCCGCCGCTCCGGTGGCAGGCAAAGAGACGTTCTCCCGCGAATACGTGCAGGAACTGAGGCAGGAAAACGCCAGTTACCGCACACGCGCCATCGAGGCCGAGAAGAAGGCTCAGGAAGCCGAAACGAAGGCGACGAAGGCTGCTGAAGAGGCTGAAGCGAGGGCAAAGAAGGCCGCCGACGACGCCGACGCGAAGGTGAAGGACACGCACACTTCCGCAGAGCAACGCATCATCCGCGCCGAACTGAAGGCGGAAGCCATAAAGGCCGGCATGGTGGACCTCGACGGCCTGAAACTGGCCGACCTGTCGAGCATCAAGATTGACGAGAAGGGCGACATCCAGGGCGCGGCCGAGATGATGGTCGCGCTCAAGGAATCGAAGCCGTATCTGTTCAAGGAAGCAACCAGCACATCCCACGCTGGCGATCCCCCTCCGAAGAAGAAAGCCGAACCCTTCGACGCTCGCACTGCGACGCCCGAAGAACGGAAGGCAAAGGCCCGCGAGCTGGGCCTGAACCTCAAGCACTAAACACGTAGCACCGTATCGCCCCGTGAGTCCTGACGACGAGGGGAAACGAAGTCAATTTCCCTTTATTCAGGACTCTCAAAATGGCATTGAACAATCTGCCGGCCGCGCTGCAAAGCGTTATCCAAACCGGCTTCCTCGAACATCAATTCGGCCTCCCGCTGAAGGCCAAGCTCGGCTTCCGCGCGATCGCCGACCGCGAGCCGTTCACGGCAAACATCGGTGAAACGATCACCAAGACCCGCACGGGTCTGCTCTCGGCCGTCACGACCCCGATGTCGCCGGCTGCAAACTCCGACATCACGTCGGGTCTGACGCCGCAGAACTACTCGGTCGAACAGTACATCCTGTCGATCGCGCAGTACGCCGCGAACATGCAGATCAACATCGTGACGCAGAAGGTTGCGATCGCGAACCTGTTCCTGCGCAACGCCTACGCCCTTGGCGAGCAGGCATTCCGCTCGGTCGATACGCTCGCACAACAGACCCTGTTCAACACGTACATGGGCGGCAATACCCGCGTGCGCGTGACCCTTGGTTCGCCCGGCGTGACGATCTCGGTCGACGATATCCGCGGCTTCCAGAACACGCTGAACAGCGCGGGTCAAGTCGTTGCGATTTCCGTCTCGAACCCTGTCAACGTAGTGGTTGGCTCGAACACCTACTCGCTGACGGGCGCGACCGCTGACGGCTCCAACGTCTCGACTGCGCCTGGCGGCGTCTCGGGCACGCTGACATTCTCGGGTAGCGTGACGGTGGCTGACGGTACGGCGCTCAACGCAGTTGTGTCGTCGGTGGCCCCCTATGTGGTCCGTCCGAGCCTCACGTCGAACAATGCGATGGTGGGCACGACTGCCGCTATCTCGTCGGCGAACTGTATCAACAACGGCAAGCTGACGATGGGCATGGTGCTGAACGCCAAGGCCACGATGTCGGCTAATGCGGTGCCGGTGGTGGACGCGACGGGCATGTATCACCTGTACGTCGATCCGCTTCAGGCTACCGGCCTGTACAGCGACCCGGCCTTCCAGCAGTTCTTCCGCGGTCAGGTGACGACCGAGGAATACCGTCAAGGCGTCGTTGCGGAACTGCTCGGCGTGCGCATTGAGGAAACCAACCTCAACCCGGTCCAGACGCTGTCCGGCGTCGGTAACGTTCGCCGCGGCATGCTGGTCGGTCAGGGTGCACTCGTCGAAGGCGAGTTCACCGCAGACGCGTACAGCGAAGCGCTCGATACGGTTGACAAGGACGATCTGATCACCCTCGTCGACGGTATCGCCCACGTGACCCGTGAGCCGCTGGACGCGCTCAAGCAGGTTGTGACGCAGACGTGGTCGTACATCGGCGGCTTTGTTGTGCCGACCGACACGACGACGACTTCGGCAACCGTGCCGACTGCGAACAGCTCGGCTGCGAAGCGCGGCATTCTCCTGGAATCGCTGTAAGCAACGCTGCGGGAGGGTTCGCCCTCCCGTTTTCTAAGGACGCAACATGGCACGCAAGCCAAATGAACCGATTGCCGACGAGCAAAAGTCGTCCGGCAAGTTCGTGCTGAAGAAAAACCACGGGCTGCTAGAGGGTGGTCGAAGCGGCCGATTTTTCGAGGCCGGGTCTGAGTTTGACCCCGAAACGCAATCCGATCTGATTTCGCTGCTGATTCAGAGCGGCGCGATCTTCGAGTAAGCCATGCCATTCACGCCATACGTTTTCACGAGTGCCCAGCTTGTCGATATCAGGCGACATACCGGGTATCCAGCGATGGGAGACGGTAATGTCGTCTTTCCCTATCCGTGGATCATGCGGAAATATCTGGCGCTGGAATACCGGCTCCAGCACATGAGCACGGATGAGGGAAACGTCGTCGTGAATACGTATCTGGCGAATCTGACGGCGCTCGAGACAGCGATCCCGGCTTCCAGTGCCAATCTCGACACCGATCAAGCCGCAGTATGGAAACACAATCGCGACGAGGTCCAGCACCGGGCGCAGCTGTTCGATATGTGGCGCCGCCGCCTGTGCAACTTCCTCGGCGTTCCTCCTGGCCCGAACTTCGGCGGGGTATCTAGCGCACTGGTGGTGTGAATGACTGTCATCGCATTTGACGGCAAGACCCTCGCCGCCGATCGCATGGGCGACGCAGGCGGCTTGAGGCGCACCACGACGAAGATTCGCCGCTTTGATGGCGGACTATTCGGCTCCGCTGGTGCTGCATCGCGCGGCGCCGAGATGTTCTCATGGATTGTGGCTGGCGCAGACCCCGCTAGAGTGCCCGCGTTTCAACTTGATCCCAACGATTATCAGTCTGTGATGGTTGTTCGCAACGACGGCACGGTCTGGGTCTACGGGTGTAGCGCCTATCCCTTCCAGATGGAAGATCCGTTTCACGCGATCGGCTCCGGGCGCGACTTTGCAATTGCCGCGATGCATCTTGGTTGCAATGCCGAGCGGGCTGTTGGCGTGGCATGCCGGTTCGATTCTGGCTGCGGGATGGGCATCGATACGCTGGAGTTGTAATTGGATAGCGCCACTTTGCAAGCGCGGATTTACAAAGGCTACGGTCTCGCTGCCCTGCGCATCGGCCCCGTCTACAGCCTCTACCGCCCCACTTCTGCGACGAATCCGATCAGCGCAAACACCCTTCTCGGCACGCTCAACGCGAGCTTCAACGCCGAGGACATGACTTACACGAAACCTCGTGGTTATGCAAAAGCCACGTGGTATGCGCTGCTTGATGGATCGTTGACCAAGGTCGGCGATTACCTCATCGGCGACAAGACGTTTTTCATCGCGGCACAGCAGGACACGCTGCCGATTCTGGCGGTTGAGTGCACGAACACGGTCAACCTGCTGCGCCCCGCCCAGCAGTCTACAGTCGGCGCGGTTGGCTACGGTGGCGACACGGCGGCTGGCGAAACGATGCTCATGAAGCAGTGGCCCTGCTCGATCCTGCAAGGCACAAAGGGCGAGAAAAATGAAGTCAACCTGCCGGGGGATACACGTAATCCGTGGTGGGTCGTATTGCTTCCTTATTGGTCGGGCGTGACGCTTCGCACCTCCGACATCATCACCGACGACATGAGCCGGCGCCTGGTCATCAGCAGCGCCGAAAAAACGCCCCTCGGGTGGCGGCTAACCGCGCAACAGGCACAGACATAAAAATGGCGGACTTAGCTGATTGTCAAGATTCTTTGGTCTCCCTGATCGCCAGCACGCTTTACCCCAACGGAACCAGTCAGCCATCCGCTCCAGGCATTCCGGTCCGCGTCTATGCCGGCTGGCCCACGGCAGCGCAACTCGACGCCGATCTGCTGGGTGGAACTGCCCACGTCTCCGTCTTCAACCGCGAATCAAAGAACTCGACGCGCTACCAGCTTGCGCAGGTCGATCCGGTCGTCACTGCACCGCTTCTGACGCTGACGATCTCGGGCCGCACGGTCACGGTAGGCGGCACAGTAGCCGCGGGCGTCAATACTGCCGTCATCGTCGGCACGAACGCATTCACGTACCAGACGGTCGCAAATGACACGCTCAGCACGATTGCAACGGCGCTCGCGAACAGCATCAATCTGACCTATCCCGGCACATCCGCATCCGGCGCAGTCATCACGTTGCCGAACAGTGGTCCAGCGATCAACGCCGCTAGAGTCGGTGGCAGCGCATCGCAGTCGATCGAAGTTGGCCGCGTCGAACAGGTCTTCCAGATCACGGTCTGGGCGAACACGCCGGCCAATCGCAAGGCCATCGCATCGCTGATCGTGCCGACGCTGATGCAAAGCCACTTCCTGACGCTCGCCGATGGCTCTGCCGCGCGCCTGATCCTCAAGGGCCAGCGCGACGACGATGTGCCGCAGAAAGAACTGCTGTACCGCCGCGACATCATGGTCACCGTTGAGTACGTCGAGACGGCAAGCGTGACCGCTACGACAGTGGTCGATATCGTCCAGAACACGTCGGTTGGCGTGAATGGATTCAACGGCACGACGAATTCGCAGCTTTACCCGAACACGACAACCGTCAACACATAGGAACGCACATGCAATTTCATCTGATCGTCCGCGAGCCGTTCGGCGGCTATGCGAAGGGCGAAAAAATCACCGACGAGGCCAAAGTCGCCGAGATCCTGGCCGGCGAGAACGAGCACCACGTCATCAAGATTGTCGCCGCGGAATAACCCGACACTCGCTTCACCCGAAGGCCTGCCACTGCGCAGGCCTTTTTGTTTTCTGGCTCCCGATAGGTCGACGGACTGAAAGCGCGTTTCCCTGGACGCGCCCTCGGGAGTTTCAATTCCAGGGATTTTCAGGGAAATCCCCATGAATAGCTTTCCGTTTCCTCTCGTTGTGCCGATCGAAGGCGAGGCCCGTGCTTCGTCGGAAATCATCGCCCGCGGCGTCGAAGTTCAACACAAGAACGTGCTCGCCATGATTCGCAAGTACGAACGCGATCTGTCTGAGTTCGGTCAAGTCGCGTTTCAAACGCGGAACCCCGCCAGGCAAGGCGGGCGGCCAACCGAATACGCGATGCTCAACGAGCAGCATGCAACCTTGCTTCTAGCCTTCATGCGCAATTCACCGAAGGTGATCGAGTTCAAGATCGCGCTCGTCAAAGAGTTCTTCCGCATGCGCGACGAGTTGGGCAAGCGTGAACAGTCGCTCTGGAAGCAGATGCAGGAACTGATCGCGAAGGAAGTTGAATCCAAGATTCGCGCGTCGTTCGGCTCCCACCTGATGCTAGAGCGGAAACGAGAAATCCCGAAATTCGAAGAGCAGAGGTTCTGGCTGGAGAGCCAGATTCAACCCTCGCTACTCAACTGACCCCGCTTCGGCGGGGTTTTTCATTTGGAGCTGTCTAGATGACTCAGATTGTGCAATACGGTCAAGTCAATACCACGGCGCTGATCGTGCCGGATCTGATCGTCCAGATCATCGCCCCGCAAGTGGCGCAACTGAACGGTGTGCCCACGAACGTCGCCGGCTTCGTCGGTACGGCAACGTGGGGACCGACGAACTCGCCGACCATCGTCGGCAACATGGCCGATTACGCCCGCAACTTCGGTGCAATCCAGAACCGCCTGTACGACATGGGCACGGCAGTCGCTGCCGCCGTCCTGCAGGGCGCGAATAATTTCCGTTGCGTGCGCGTGACGGATGGCACGGATACGGCTGCATCGGTCGCGGTGCTGACGACCTGCATCACGTTCACGGCCAAATATACCGGCACGCTGGGCAACTCGGTTCAGGTGCAGGTTGCGCCGGGTTCGGCGGCGAACAGCCAGAAGGCCATCGTCTCGCTTCCCGGCCAGACGCCGGAAGTGTTCGACAACATCACTGGATCGGGTAACGCGCTGTGGGTCAACATGGCCGCAGCGATCAACAATGGCCAGGTCGGTGCGCGCGGTCCCTCGCAGATCATCATTGCGACGGCTGGCGCGGGCGTGACGGCTCCGAGCGCAGCAACGTACAGCCTCGCGAGCGGCACGGACGGCGCGACGACGATCACCTCGTCGATTCTGCTTGGTCAGGACACGATCCCGCGCAAGGGCATGTATGCACTTCGCGGCACGGGCGCATCGGTCGCGGCTCTGGTGGACTGTTCGGATACGACCAGCTTCAGCACCCAGGTTGCATACGGCCAGTCTGAAGGCACGTACATGATCGGCGTCACGCCTGTCGGTGACACGATCAGCAACGCGGTGTCGACAAAAGCCACGGCGGGTATCGATAGCTATTCGTTCAAGTACATGTTTGGCGACTGGGTCTATTTCAACGACCCGGTGAACGGTGGTGTGCGCCTCATCTCTCCGCAGGGCTATGTCGTTGGCGTGCTGGCAAACCTCGCACCGCAGAACTCGTCGCTGAACAAGCAACTGTACGGCGTTGTCGGCACGCAGAAGTCGTTTCAGAACCAGCAGTACTCGAGCGCGGAACTGCAATCTCTGGCTCAGGCCGGCATCGATGTCATCACGAACCCGATTCCGGCCGGTGCGCAGTTCGGCGTGCGCATCGGCCACAACAGTTCGTCGGACAACACCCGCAACGGCGACAACTACACGCGGATGACCAACTACCTCGCGGCCACGACGGCGCAGGGCATGGGTATCTACGACGGGCGCCTGCAATCGTCGCAGCCGACCGATCCGCTGCGCCGCGACGTGAAATCCACGCTGGACAACTTCTATCTCGGTCTCCAGCAGCAGCAGATGATCGACGATTTCACGGTCCAGTGCGACTTGAACAACAACCCAACGAGCCGTATCGCCCTGGGCTACCTGCAGGCCGATGTCCGCGTGCGTTACCTCGCTGTCGCCGAAAAGATCCTGATCAACCAGGAAGGCGGCCAGTCCGTGACGATCACCCGTCAGCAACTCTCGTCCTTCTAACCTGGAGCAAACATGAGTATTGGTCCGTTTAATACCGGGCGGGACGTTGTGCTGAACATCGCGACGCCCACCGGCCCGCTGCGACTCCCCACAACCACGACTGAGTGGGAAGCCAAGCCGAAGTACAAGGAAATCGAATCCGTTGCGCTGAGTGGCGAAAACAACCACGCAAGCGTACCTATCGGCTGGACTGGCACGATCGGCCTGGATCGCACGAACAACCAGGTGGATTCTTTCTTCGCCACGCTCGAATCGAACTATTACGCCGGCATCAACATCGGCTACGCGACGATTACCGAGACGATTTCCGAGAGCGATGGCTCGACGAGTTCGTATCGCTACACGAAAGTTTCGCTTCGACTGGAAGAGAAAGGCAAGTTTGTCGGCGATGACCGCGTGCAGGTTCGCATCGGATTCTCGGCATCGCGTCGCGTCCCGATCTAATCGTTTGGCGCGGCCTAGACCGATCATCGAAAAGCGGCGCGCACACCTGCGCCGCCTGAGCGCGCCTCTATCCTCAGGTGCAAGAGCGTGAAATGAACAAAAAGCCTACGTTGGAACTGAATGCGGCCACGGTTGAGCCGGTCGCGAAAGCCGATAACCTCGTCAAGGACAAAAAAGGGCGCGCGCTGAAGGTGGTTGAGCCTGACATCCTCGCCGAAAGCCGCCTGATGCGCATGGTTGGCCCGGAAGCGGCATTGAATCCGGCCTACATGCGGCTCTACGTGATGCCGGCCGTCTCCGTTATCGAAATTGACGGCGTGGAAATGGACTTCCCGATGACGCAGCGTGAGGTCGACGCAGCTATCGAGCGACTCGGGCATGAGGGTATCAATGCGGTTGTGGCGCACATCGCCGCGAAGCGGAAAGAAGAAGAGGACGGGGCAGTAAAAAACTAGCCCGGAATCCCGGTTTTCAGGAGGCCTGCTGGCTCGTGAAGAACGGGGTTCCGTTTCATAGCGCCTTTGGCATGCCGAATAATCGCGACTGGCCGCTCGACAGGGTTGAACGTCGGGCGATGGCGATCACGTTTTCCATCTTCAGGGGCGCCGAGTACGACTGGGAAGCGATGCGCTTCAGGGAGCCGAAGTGAAACAGTATTCGAGTTTCGGCGCATTCGCCGGGCACCTCGAAAAGCTCGCGGTGACCGCGCCGGAAGTGACGCATTCGATGGTCAAGGCCGGCGCGGAAGAGATCAAGGATGTGGCGCAGGGCGAAATCGGCTTCTATCAGACCGACATTGCGCCCTATCCCGACTGGGCGCCGCTGGCTGATAGCACCGAAGCGGAAAAGGCGCGTTTGGGCTATGAGCCCGATGCACCTTTGCTCCGTACCGGCGACATGAGGGCGAGCATTAAATCTGAAGCCGAAGGAAATGAGGCGGTTGTCGGCTCGAATGATGAAAAGCTGAAATATCACGAGTTCGGCACCGACAAGATGCCTCCCCGCCCTGTGCTCGGCCCCGCCGCGCACTACAGCACGCCGCGAATCCTCTCCCGCATGGCGACGACGACCCTTTATTGGCTGTCAGGCCGCGGCTGGCGCAATCAGCTACGCCGGAAGTAGAAGAACAGAAAGACGACGGCCAGCGCCGCCAGATAGACGCCGATGTACGGCACGAACAGAAACATCGAGGGCATGAAGATCGCGAATAGCCGGTTCATCGGCGGTCGCGTCGCCCATCGTGCATGCCAGCCGTGCTTGTGCCCGCTCAGACTCTTGAGCCTGGGCTTCGGGTACTGAATAAAGCTGATGTGATCGGCAAGCCACTCGTGAACGTGGCGAACGAAGTCCATAAATCCTCCAGCAAGTCCCTGATATTACATCGAAATGATCAACGTCTACGAAATCGGGACGACGCTCAAGCTTAACGACCTGATCACGCCGCAACTGATCAAGTTGGCCGATGAGTTCCGCAAGGTCGATGCGCAGGTTCTGCAGATCGGCAAGCGCCTGCAAAAGATGGGCGCGGAAGTTGTAGGCATCCGTAATCTCGCTGGCGCATCCAAGAATCTCGCGGCCAGCATGAAGGCGATCAAGGACGAATCGGCGCTTGCCGAAAGGAATCTGTTCGCGCTGCGCTCCGCATTGCCGGGTGGCGGTCTCGGGCTCGAATCCGAACTGATCGCAGCGAACGTGCAGGCACGAACGCTCGCGGCAACGCTCGCCGGTATTCGTGGCGGCGGTCGTCTTCCGGGTGGCGGAGCATTGCCAGGCCCTGCCGCTGGCGGCGGCGGTCGGCACGGTGGGCGCATCCATGGCGGCAATCTGCACATGGGCTCGGGTGGTGTGGGCATCGGTGGAGTTGGTGTCGGCCTGATGAGCGACGCGCTGATCCCGCTTGGCGCCGGCATGGTCACCTATTACGTCGGAAAACAGTTTTACGAAGGCGCGAAGGATTATCAGGACGCCTTCATGCGCTTCAAGTCGCTCAATCTGGGCGATCAGGTCAACTCTGAGGCGGACAAGTTCGTCAAGGCGACGAAGGTCTACGGCGTTTCGCAAACCGAGTTGATGAAAGCGCTCGGCGAATCGGTCGGCCTGTTCGGCTCATTCGATGAGGCGAAGAAGTTCACGCCCGAACTGCTGACGCTCGGCAAGGCCAATTCGGCGGTATTCGGCGACAAGAACGGACAGCTCGACGATGAGGGGCTGAAAAGCCTGCTCAAGTTCATCGACCGCCGCGGTGGATTCAAGGACGAGGCGACATTCAAGCGCAATCTCGACCTGGCTGAAAAACTGGTGACGGGGTCGTCCGGCTTCCTCAAATTTCAGGATCTCGGTGCGTTCTCGCAGAACGCCGGTACGGCATTCCGCAGCCTGTCAGATGAAGGCCTGCTTCGCATGGAAGGCCTGATGATCGAGCAAGGCGGCCAGAAATCCGGTACTGCGTTGATGAGTCTGTATCAGAACCTCGTCGCCGGCCGCACGCCGAAAAAGACGATGGGGCTGCTGCAAGACCTCGGACTCGCCCAGCTTGCGATGCAGGAGCACGGCTCAGTCGGCGGCAAGCCGATCAAGTCGCTCGTCATGACGGGCATCAAGGGCGGCGATCTGCTTCAGGCTGACCCGGCCAAATGGATGACGGATGTTCTGCTACCCGCGCTTTCAGCCAAGGGAATCACGAAAGAGGGTGACGTTCTTAAGGCTGTCAATGACGTTCTTTCGAACCGCAATGCATCGAATCAAGGCTCCTTGATGACGACGCAGCAGTTCCAGCTCCTGCGTGACTTCAAGCTCGCCAAGGGCGCGATGGGCGCAGGCCAGGTCGGCGGCATGTTCAAGGACTCCGCGTCAGGCGCGGAAGCAGATTTCGACGCCGCATGGACGGACTTCAAGAAGCAGTTCGGCACGACGATGCTGCCGCAGATCACGAACATGCTGAAAGTCGGTACGGACATGCTTCGATCGCTGGCGAGCGTGACCGACAGCCCCGCATTCAAGGCGGTTATGAGCGTCACCGAAGGCGCCGGACATGCGTTTGCGTGGCCCTATCGTCTCGCGGCCAATCTGTTCAGCGGTGATGCCAAGGCGGCTCCCGGAAATAGCCCGAATATCAAGTCCAGCAATCAGCAATTCGTCCAGTTGAACACGAAGATCAACGTCGATGGCAGACCGCTTGCGGATGTCGTCACGACACATCAATTACGCGACATGCTGCGCCCGCAAAGCACGAATTCCGGCTATGACTTCGGTATGGCCCCTCCCCCGATCGGTCACACTTCCGCACGGTAACGCATGTCAACTTCCCTCTCCCTCGGTGACGTGCTCTTTGCGGATCTCGAGATCCCCGAACACATGCCGTTCGGCGGTGAGCAGCGGCTGGTTGTGCAGGAACTGGTCGGCGGCACGCGCATTATCGACGCGATGGGCCGCTCGGATATGCCGCTGGAGTGGTCTGGCTGGTTCATGGGCGAAAACGCCCTGTCTCGGGCCAAATACCTCGATGCCCAGCGAATTGCTGGCGTCTCGCTTCCGCTCGTCTGGTCCGAGTTCTTCTACGACGTCGTCATCCGGCGATTCGAAGCTGATTTCCAGCGCGAATGGATGATCCCGTACCGGATCGTCTGCGAGGTGGTGAAAGATCACTCGCAGCCGCAGACGTCACTTGCGGGTCCGTCGATCAATGACCTGATCGCAACGGACCTGTCGAGCGCCAACCTGCTGACGGGCCAGATCGGCAATAGCACGCTGACTGGTTTGATGGGCACGGTAAATTCAGCGATTTCCGCCGTATCGAATTTCGCCAGCGCGACGGCCAGCACGATCAACAGCGTGCTTCAGCCGGTCAACGCGGTGCAGCAACAGGTCGCAACGCTGATCGCCAGCTCGGCGAACACGATGCTAAACGTCACGACGCTGGGCGGCATCCTGCCGAACAACCCGATTTCCCAATCGGTGGCGAATATCGCGGCACAGGTCACGGCGTATCAGCAGTCTCCTCTGCTCTACAACCTGCAGTCGGTGATGGGGCGCATGTCGACCAACCTCGGCAGCGTCAACGGAGCGACGCAGCAGGTCACGATGGCAGGCGGCAACCTGTTCGACCTGGCGGCAAAGGTCTACGGCAACGCAGAAGCATGGACAGGCATCGCGAAGGCCAATGGCGTCAGCGATCCTGTCGTGCAGGGCGTTCAGACAATCAAAATCCCGGTCACGCCGGATAACTCTGGAGGACTGCTGCAAGCATGACAACTCTCAATATCGTTCCCGCGGTGCCGTCCGCCAGGCAACCGCGCGGGATGGTATTGCTCGGCGATCCGAATCAGCCCGGTACGTCAGTGCCGTGGATTGACTGGGACGTCGACCAGAACACTTGGCATTCAGCCAGCACGTTCCGCATGAGGCTTCCTGTCTCAGCACTGACGGCGCCGATCGACCTGAATTATGTGCTCAGCACGAACCCGATTCAGGCGCAGATCTTCGCAGGCTTTCCGGGCGATCCCGATCATTACGGGACGGCAGACCTTCAGCAACTCATTACCGGCAACGTCGACCAGATTCACTTCGACCCGGTTCGCCGTGTTGTTGAACTATCTGGACGCGATTACACGTCCCTGCTGATCGATGCCAAGACGTTCGATCGGTGGACCAACCAGACCGCATCGGAAATTGCGACGACGCTCGCGAAGCGGCACGGCCTGACGCCAAAGGTCACAGCGACCACTGGCGCAGTCGGCAAGATCTACGAGATCGACAAGATTCACGACCGGCACGGCTCGACTGAATGGGAACTGCTCACGTGGCTGGCGAGCATCTATGGCTATGTCGTCTACGTGCAAGGCATGACGCTCTACTTCGGCCCGAGACCGGACCCGAAGACCGCGACGCCCTACGCGTTGCAGTGGAAGCAACCCGATGGCATGACGGCCATGACGTTTCAGGGCAACGTGCGCGATATGTCGTTCTCGCGGACGCTCACGGTCGGCAAGGGCGTCACTGTGCAGGTTCATAGCTGGAACCACAAACAGAAAGCCGGGTTCACTGTCACCTACCCAGAAAGCAAAGCCAAAGGCATTAAGCCGGGAACGGCGGCGTCACCCGACCAGGTCTACAGCTACATCATCGCCAACCTCACGCAGCAGGACGCACAGCAGCGCGCGGCGAAGATCTACAACGACATCATCCGGCACGAACTCAAGATGACCGCCGAACTGCCTGGCGACAACATCCTGCAGCCGAATGTGATGGTGAGCGTTTCCGGGACGCAAACGCCGTTCGACACGATGTATTACGTCGAGGCGGTCAGCCGGCGCATGTCGTTCGACAGCGGTTACACGATGTCAGTCCGCGGCAAGAATCACTCGCTTGATACCACCACGATTCCCTCATGATCGACCATCTGTTAAATGCGATGCGTGCGCAGGCTCAAATGAGCCTCGGCGAGAAGACGGCGCATCGTGTCGGCCAGGTAACGGCATACGACCCGAACAAGTACGCAGTAAAGGTCAAGATGTGGCCCGACACGCAGGAATCACTGGGCTGGATTCCGCTTCAGTCCGACTACATTGGCAACGGCTGGGGAATGGTGGCGGGCCCGTCAATAGGCGATCAGGTGATGATCGCTTTCGATCGGGAAGATCAGGACGCCGGCCAAGTGACGGGGCGCAACTTCACGGATGTCGAGCAGCCGCCGCCTGTCCCATCTGGCGAGTTCTGGCTCATTAACAAGTCGGGCTCTCTTCTGAAATTCCACAATGACGGAACAGTCGAAATCGCCGCAGCCAGCACCATGAAGTACACCGCGACACAGCATCATTTCGTCGGCCCGGTGCAGATGGATAACACGCTCAACGTGAACAACACCATTAGCGGCGAAGGCGGCATGGCGATCTCCGGCGACAACGGTAGCGGCCATGCGTCGACCGTCACGGGTAATACGAACTTTGTCGGCGGCGTGACTGCAAACGGGCACGACATCGGCAGTACTCACCAGCACGTCAACTCGGGTGGCTCCGGCCTCGGCGGGGTGCCGCAATGACGACGCAAGTTCTTTGTGACGCATCACATTTGTGGGGGAATGATGTCGTCACCAGCCCCACAGGCGATATCGGCATCGCAACAGACGCCACCCGCAGCCAGCAACGCGTCATCCGCCGTCTGCTGACGAATCCGCTCGACGCGAACGGGCCGCCTGACTACCCGCTTCATCCGACCTACGGCGCAGGACTCGCCCGCTACGTCGGCACGAACGTTGATGCCGCTAAGATGCGCGCACTGATCCGCGGCCAGATGTTGCTTGAGGATTCGGTCGCGAAGAAGCCGCAGCCACAGGTCACCGTGACAGTGCTAGATCCGACGACGATCTCTGTCTACATCCGGTACACCGTGGCCGGATCGGGAGCGCCGGCAACTTTAGCGTTCAACGTCAACAACTGACACGCCTACACTCAATCTGAACCGCCTTCGGGCGGTTTTTTGTTTTCTAGGACGACATGGCATCGGTCAATCAATGGAGTTTGAGCCAGGCGATCTCAAACATGGTCGCCAGCGCCCAGGCCCGAGCCAAGGTGCTACTCGACTTCACGATCGGCTCCGTCAACCTCGCCATCATCGAAGCGGTGGCTCAGGTTGTCGTATGGCTTGAAGGCTTGATCCTTCTGCTGCTCGCCACGACACGCGCGGCGACGTCAAGCGGTAGCGATCTCGATACCTGGATGGCCGACTATGGCCTGACGCGGCTTGCTGCTACCTCGTCGACTGGACAAGTTACGTTTTCCCGCTTCACGCCGACGTATCAGGCGGTTGTCCCTGTCGGCACGGTCATCCAGACCGCTGACGGCACGCAGCAATTCACCGTCATAGCGGACACGACGCAGACCGCATACAGCGCGACGCTGGGCGGCTATGTGATTGCGGCTGGCATCTCAGGCGCGGTCGCGACGGTGCAGGCGGTCAACACCGGCACAGTGACGAATGTGCTGGCGAACACGATTACGACGCTGACGCAAGCCGTGCAGTACGTCGATACGGTCACGAATGGCGCGGGTTTCACCAATGCGCTAGATACGGAAACCGATACGGCATTTCGTGCGCGATTCATCACATACATCAACAGCCTGTCGAAGGCGACGAAATCCGCTGTTGGCAATGCGGTCCTGGCTGTGCAGCAAGGGCTTTCCTACGTGCTGGTGGAAAACCAGACGTATGGCGGCGCTACCCAGATGGGCTACTTCTACGTGGTAGCCGCCCTCAACGGTACAGCCCCAGGCTCGACCTTGCTCAATTCAATAAGCAATGCCGTGGATGCAGTTCGGCCTATCACATCGACATTCGGTGTCTTCGCCGCAGTCACGGTGAATGCCAATATCACGATGACCATCACGACGGCATCGGGTTACACGCATTCGGCCGTCGTGACACAGGTAACGACAGCCCTACAGAACTACATCGCCACACTGGCAATCGGCCAGACCCTCGCTTATACCAGACTCGCCCAAGTTGCTTATGACGCGTCTCCGGGCGTTACCGATGTCACGGCCATGACGCTGAATGGCGGGACGGCTGACCTTACTGCAACCAACCAGCAACTGATCGTTGCCGGCACGCTCACGATCTCGTAATGGCTACTGGCGATCAAACCGATGTCTTCGCGCGCCTGAAGGCAGCCCTTCCGCAGCGCTGGTTCGGCTCGACATCGGACTCGATGCCGGTTGTCGATTCACTGCTGACGGGATTCACGACCGGACTAAGTTTCGTTTATTCGTTGTATGCGTATGCGAGAGCCCAGTGCCGCCTTTCAAGTGCTAGCGACGGATTCCTCGATTTAATCGCTAGCGATTTCTTCGGCTCGACAATCCAACGCAAGGCCAACCAGTCGGATGCATCCTTCAAGGCAGTTATTCAGGCGAATCTGTTCGCCGAAAAGGCGACGCGCAAAGGGGTCGTCAACGCGCTCACAACGTTGACCGGGCGCGCGCCCGTCGTGCTTGAGCCTAATCGCCCCGCCGACATTGCGATCATGGGTGCGCCGACTGTCGGCGGCCAGAACTACATGGGCATCCAGACTGGCATGTATTCCGGACCAGCGCGAATGGGTTCGATGTCGGTTCCATATCAAGCGTTCATCACAGCCTACCGCCCGCAAGTGACGGGGGGATCGGCTGGCGGCGCATTCATGGATGCGCCCAAACAGGCGGCACTCAATACCCCGCTCGCGAAGTCGTACATGAACTCGCTGACGTTTCAGACCTCTGGCGCGACAGACGCAGACATCTACCAAGCCGCAGATCAGGCAAAGCCCGCAGGAACGATCCTGTGGGTCGCCATCACGAATTGACAAGCATGCCTAATCTATTTCGGCTAAAATAGCGAGACCCGCTCGGTGCTACTAACACCTTGCGGGCCTCTGACCAAGCCAACCTATCTGAGAGGTCAACATGGCTGTCTATGATTCTACCCCAATCGGTGCGGTGTTCTCGCGCCTCACCGTGATTGGCTCGCCTTTCAAGCCGGATACCGGCAAGCATGCCAAGTGGCATGTGATGTGCCGCTGCGAGTGCGGGGCCGAGAAATCCGTTATGTGTCGCTCGCTCACAACCGGCGTGACGAAGGCTTGTGGATGCCTGAAGGGACTCAAGGGCATCCCCAACCTGAAAAACAGGCGACATGGCCATACGGCGGGAGACAAAAAGACTTCTCCGACGTACATGAGCTGGCGCGCGATGATGCAGCGCTGCTATGACGAACCGAATGTCGATTACCACAATTACGGTGGACGTGGCATCGTTGTTTGCGAGCGGTGGCGCGAATCTTTCGAGAATTTTCTCGTCGACATGGGCGAGCGTCCCACAGGAATGACGCTTGATCGCTTTCCCGACACGAGCGGCAACTATGAGCCGAACAATTGCCGCTGGGCAACAGCCCGCGAGCAGGCCAGCAATAAGAGGAACAACGTCCTGCTAATGCATAACGGCGAGATGAAGACCGGATCGCAGATTGCGCGAGAAATTGGCATGAAGCCAACAGTTTTCCTGTGCCGCCTCGAAAAAGGATGGTCACTTGAGCGTGCCATCTTGCAGCCTCTTAGGCGCAGCCCAGCAAAAGCGCCGTAACGCAAGGCCAAACAGTCCACAACCCCGCCACTGAGCGGGGTTTTCTTTTTTATAGCCCGCCGCGCGCGGGCTTTTCTGTTTTCGGAGATCGGATGGATCGCCTCATTACGAACGTCGGGGAAAGTATCTACGAGTGGATGCTGAGTAAACCCGACCAGAACACGATGGTCGGCCTCGCCAAACTCTCGGCGGCCATGCTCGGCTCCAGCACCATCGTCAACGGATTGTCGTGCGTTCCGACCGGCCCCGCATCGTTGCAGGTTGTCGTTAATCCCGGCGAGATTTACTCGCTCGCCAACCTGGAAGCAAGTGTTTGCGGCACGCTCCCGACCGATAGCCACCAGATCGTCAAGCAAGGCGTCATCCTTGATGCCTACACGAGCGCTGCTGGCGCACTCCCCGCGCCCGGCTCTGCCGGTCAATCGGTCAATTATCTGATCGAGGCGCAGTACGCTGACTCAGACATCAGCATTGACCCGACGACCGGAACCACGCCTGTCGTTCTGCAGTTCTACAACTCCAGCAACCCGCAGACTCCGTATAGCGGCCCGGGTGGTCTTGGCGCGACCAGCACAACCTTCCGCAAGGGCGTTGTGTCGCTGCAGATCAAGGCTGGTGCCGCGGCAACGACGGGCTCACAGACGACTCCTTCGCCTGACGCCGGTTGGACTGGCCTCTGGGTCGTCACCGTCGCGAACGGCCAGACGCAGATCCTCGCCGGCAACATCGCCCAGTACGCAGGCGCACCAATCCTCCCGTCGTCCCTGCTCGCCTCAATCCAGAACGGCAACCTGTCGTATGCCGTCGCCACTGGCACGGCCAACGCGCATGTCGTCGCACTGACGCCTGCTCTCGCGTCCCGCGTCGACGGCATGGTGATCCGTTACAAGGCGCCGGCTGCGAATACGACTGCGCTGACGCTAAATGACGGGCTTGGCGCTGTCGCCGTGGTGGGCGGTGCCCACGCAGCCCTGCAAGGCGGCGAAACGGTCACGAACGGCGATGTCTGGGTGCAGTGGAACAGCTCGATCGGCGGTGGTTCGTACATCATGCTCGACTCGAGCGGGGGCGCCCTCCAAATCGCCCCCGCCACGCAGAGCCAGCATGCGGTGCAATTGGGGCAGGTGCAATTCTCCGGAACGAACTACGCGACGACGACCGGCTCGGCGAATACGTATGCCGTTACCCTGTCGCCGGCTCCGGCAGCGATCACTGATGGGTTCAAGTTGCGGCTGAAGATCAACGCGACGAATACTGGCGCTTCGACGCTGAACGTTAATGGCGCTGGCGTTGTTGCGATTCTGGGTGGGGCGGCGCAGCCGTTGCAGACGGCTGAATTGGTGGTAAACGGATATGTTGAGCTCGAATATTCTAGTTTTGTTGGTTCATGGCTGATTACGAGCCCCTGTACGGGCGCCAACCAGCAGGTTGTTGCCGGGTCCAAGACGCTGCACGCGATCAACCGCAGCCAGGTTCTGTCGCTTGAACCACCGAACAACAGCGCGAACATTTCCTCGCCAGCCGCAAGCACGGCATACCCGATCAGCGTATCGATCACCGTTCCCTCAACCGGATCGGTGTGCGTAATCGGAACACTTTCTGGCACGACAGCGAACAACCCAACCGCGACACTTGCAATTACTGGCGTAACGACGCTAGGCCCGATCTCGTATGGCCCATCGATGAGCCTGCTCAATTCCATAAACGTAACGCAGGGGCAGTCGATCACCGCAACGCTGACCTGTAACACGGGCGGCGCCATTCCTGGCGGTTTCTACATGTCGCTGCTGATGATCTTCAACCCGACGCCCTGATATGACGACGCTCACCTATTATCTTATGCATGATGCTTCCGGCAATGTGATCGGCTCCGGGATCACCAATGCAGCGACAATCGATCCGACGACTCAGGCGGTCACGTTTAGCGATCCAAACTGCATTGCCTGCACCGAGGCGCAATACGGGAATTCGTCGGCCTACATGGTCGACATGACGCAGACGCCGCCTGCCATCGCCTCGCTACCGGCCGCTGAGCTCCAGGCTTTGCAACAGGCCGACACGGTTGCAGCGAATACTGCAACGCAGGTGAACCTGATGGCGGCTGCAAATGCGGCGACCTTGGGCATGGCGGATGCATTTTCCGCCGGCCTGCTCAACGCAACCGATACCGCAACGTTCAAATCGTGGGCTGCCTATAAGCTTGCGCTCGCGAAAGTTACTCTGACGCAGACATCTCCTGCGTGGCCTGCGCTGCCCGCATAGTCCCAAAGCCGTCGTCACTGCGATTCAGCATCCGCTGTGCGATGGCCTTTCCTTTCATCTGGAAGGGCTTCTCGACGAACCGGAAATTCAATTCTGCGGCGATGCCTGTAATAGCGAGCGCGGTGAGCAAATAACGCAGGGTAAATGTCGAATCGAACACCGTGCCAGCGGGCTCGATCGATGCCCATATTTCCCGCGTGAAAAGGTAGGCTGGCACGTGGATGAGATAGATCGAGTACGACCTGGAGCCAATCCACAGAAGGATGTTGCGAGCCTTCGACGCAGGCATTAGATAGCCGTGATCATATGAGGCAAGCCAAACGGCGATAGCCCCAATGATGGCCACCATCCCGGTATAGAAGCTCACGATCTCGTATCGTGTGGTAGCGACAAACGCGACCAGCAACATCGGTGGAATAATGAACCGGAGTGCAGTCGATGTAATTCGGGGATCAAGCATCTTGTATTCTGTCGTTCGCGAGAACATCGCGAGGAGAACGCCGAGGCACAACGCGTCTGAGCGAATGAAGTACGGGAGTCCAACCCACGCCTCTCGATGCAGGAAGACTTGGGCCAGCACTGCGGCAATCAGAAACAACCTAAGACGCTTTCCGCACAGAAGGATGACGAAAGGGAGCGCCAGATAGAATTGCTCTTCGAGTGAAAGCGTCCAGTAGGGCAAGTAAAGTCCGCATGTCCCGCTTCCCACTGTGCAGCCGTAGTAATGCAAATTGGCAACGTGGAGCACTGCGGCAACCACATCACTGATGCTTGGCGCGGTGAAGTAATAGATCTTCGTGTGAACCGCGAAGACCCCGAAGAGGAGCGGCAACGCGAGCCAAAGCCACGCAGACGGCGCGATCCGGTAAAACCGCTTGAGCCAGAATGCGCCAACCTCTCGCCAGAACTCGACACCCTTCTTTCCGTCTATGCGGGGCAAGAGGGGGCGCGAGATAACGTATCCCGATATGACGAAAAACAGGTCGACACCAGCCCAGAGGCCGGTGCCAAAGCTATGCCACCTGTCAGGCTCCCAATTGAACAGAGCTTGGAGGTGGTGCCCCATTACCAACAGGATCGCCACTGCGCGCAAGACCTGAATTTCGTCGTTGTATCGCTGTTGCATCATTTCGGAAGGATTGACAAGGGCCGGGCGATTATCGCACGCCCTTGGTCAAGTTTCTCGCTAGAACACATTCACCCTGTACTTCGCGAGTAAGACATGAGTCCCCGACCACACAGGCGGATACGGGTTATCGGCCGTCACTCCTTCCTTGTTGGCAAAGTACTGATAGTTCAGGCTGAAGTTCTTGTAGCCCACGGATGCGCCGACCACATACCCAAGCTTCCATTGGGCCTTGTTCTCGACATGGATGTTGGTCGGGGCAGCATCGGGCGATGACCGCCATCCCTGCACATCGACCGACCACGTGTTTTTGAACAGGTACGGCCCAGCCTCGACACCGAAGCGCCATCCGCCGAGGTTGTAGTGCGGCTCCAGCGTCAGGATGAAGCCACTGTTGTGCCCGCTACCGAGGTAGTTCGCCATCGGCCAGCAGGCACCGTTGCAGGACTTTGTTTGCAGGTTGTAATTCGCGTCTGATGGGGTTGCAAGGCCCTGCGTATGGACGGTCGCAAGCCAGACGTAATCGGCGTGCCATGCGAGGCCCCAGCGCGGGCGGCTGAGAATGTCTCCGGTCAAACCGACTTCTATAGCCGGCGCGGTCAGGTGGAGGTTGTGTTCGAATCCATCCTGGATCCAAAGACCGTCAGGACCACGCTGGTAGGCGCTTCCGCCGATGCCAGCCTCGATCTCGAAGAAGGTTTTGGCCGATGCATTCTGAATCGTCAGGGCGAGCGCCGCCCCCGCGACGAGCGCGGTCAGTTTTGCTTTCATGGTGTTAGCTCCCGATGAGCGTCTTGACGAGTGGCGCTATCACGGCTTGAGCCTGTTGCGCCTCGATGTTGTTCAGATATGCATCCGGGATCTCGCAGTTCTGCATATGCGCAGCCCAATCCGGGATGGTCTTGACGTATGAGTACAGGCCGATCACGGGCACATTGAGCTGCTGCCCGACGCTATCGATGACGCCGACGTATTGACCCTGGAAGGGGTCGCTGGAATCGCAGACTGGCGCTGGTTCCTGAAGGACGGGCGTGATGCCGTTGGCCTGGGCATCCTCGACCCACTGGATGAGGTCGGCCTGGAACTGTTCGACCGTTTCGCCGCCAAGGAAGTCATGCAGGCTATGCGCCTCGACTGCGATTTTTGCGCCTGACGCGGCCATGCGTGCGGGTTGGGCCTGGCCGCCGCCATCTACGCCCGCCAATTCGTTTTGCAGGCTCGATGCGGAGCCGCCCGTGCTCGCGTTCGTCACGGTCACGCCGGTATCGTTGAACGCGGCTTGCAAGAGAGATTGAAGCGATGCGGGCTGGGTTGGCGAGGTCATCGCGAGGCCGCCATACTGGCCGATGACGTCGCCTTGAGTCTGGTCATCGCCGTAAAAAACGATGTCTATCAGGGGTGTTGACGCTGGCGCTGGAGCCGACGCGACAGGCTCAGACGCTGCTGGCGCAGATGCCGCAACCGGCGCGCTTGCCTCAGGTGTCGAAGTCGGCTCGCTAGCCGCCTGTGTTGCCGATGCTGGCGTGACGACTTGCGCGGTTGACTTGGGAGCGGTTGCAACGATGTCGGGCGCTGTGGTGGGCTTTGATTCGCCGCCACAGGCCGATAGCAGAGCGAGCAGCCACGCGGCTGCGATATACTTGAAGCGATTCATGGTAGGTCTCTCTCAAAGTTGTCTACCGTGGGTCATGCGCCCTGCCCGGTTGCCGCCGGTGCGGGGCGCGACTGTTTTAGGCGGCCTTCGATGTGAACTCAGAGAACCGCGTTAGCACCTCAGAGACATGTTCATAACGGAGCATTTCGATCGCGCATTCATATAAGCCGTATGGAACCTCCAAGACCGGCCAGCCGCACTCCCCGGATAGTTCGCGTGCGAATATAGTGAGACTATCAAGCGCAGCAAATGTCGATATGCTGGTCTGTTGGTGAGGGTTCCGCTCCCCTATATCCGCAGCCATCTCGCTCGATTGGACGCCGAACTCCAGCATCTCCGAGATCGCCTCTCGGGCGATTTTCACCATGACAGAACATGACGTTTCGTCGTCTTCGTCCACGCTCTCCCATGCGTCAGCCAATCGAGTGCCGATAGCATGAATTTTCGCTAGGCACGACAGCGTGACCCCCGTGTTATCAAAGAGGGGCATCGGCTTGCCGGGCCCAAGCAACTGTTGAGCGGAATTCGCCTCGGAATCCTGAGCCCACCAGCGCTTGAAGGTTTCAACGACGGCCTCTCCTCGTTGCCTTTCGGTTTCAATCTCCCTCTGCAGAGCGGAGTCGATGCTTTCATCGCTGACCGTTTCGAGGTCCATGGCTCGGATTTGTTGAACGATTTCGTCGAAATCCGTCGTGAACCATTCGCCAATGCCTCTGTCGGATGCGAAATGCTTGTGAAGAGTTGCCTCAGTGTCTCTGTGCCCTTTGTGCAGTAGGCTAATGAAACGCCGCGCAGTGGCGGTTCCGGACATTCTCAGGATGCCATCGATGCGCCTCCCTGGATTCTGTGAACATCCAATCTTTCGGCGGTTGCCCAAATCGATAACGTAGACGTACCCAAATCGGGTTGGCAGACGGTCGCGGCTCATTTATTCTCCAGTTGAAACCTTCATCATGAAGGCATTAGCACATCCTAGCCGGTCTTCATAATGAAGGCAAGCTTTTATTATGAAGGCGCGCGTGCTATGCTTCGGGCATGGCTACCTCAATCGACCAATCGGACTTCATGAAGACGGCGCTCCGGCTGCCGCGCGACTTGCACGCGTGGCTGATGGAGTTCGCCGGGACACAAGACATATCGCTGAACGCTGTGATTGTTCAGATACTTGACGAGAAGCGCGGCAAGTTGCCGGTAGTCGAGATCAGCGGGAAGTCTCTGGACGAAATCGAGGCGCGATTGCGCCACGCACTGAAGACCAAATAACTAGCCGCCCACGAGGCGGCTTTTTTACGACCACATACCAGCCACCTCCGGGTGGCTTTTTTATTTCCGGGGCCACCGCAATTGGACGACAAGATGATCTCCATGCCCGACGACGAGTTTCGACTCCACGTCGTTGAACGATTGAACGCCCAGGACGAAGCGATCCAGGAAAACACAACGCTCACAAAGAGCATTGCCGAAGACACGGCGTTCATTCGCGCGACGTGGGCCGATGGTGTCGCTGTCGTGCGGTTTGGATGCCGTCTCGCCGCGGCGTGGCGATTCCTGTTGAGGCAGGTTGTTGTGCCTGTCGGGCTGCCGGGAGTGTTCCTGTATGCGCTCTGGTACTACGCGCATTACCACGAAGTACCCGGCGCCATAGCCGACATGTACAAGCTCATCAAGATCCTGCTCTAACCCGCTTCGGCGGGTTTTTTATTGGGCGTCGCATGAAACACGAAATCCACTGGCTCCCCGACGTCGAGGATCACGACTACCCGGCCGCGCTCAGCTACCTGTCCCTGTTCTTCGACGCACCTCAGGCGCAGGCATTGGTAGACGAGTTGCGAGCTGCGCCGATGTCCTCGTTCAAGGCGAAAGACATCGCTCGTGCGTCAGGCCTGACTCTGCTCGGCGCCGACAACCGACACGTCACGCACAACCTGAAGAAGATCGCGGCCGATGCCCGGTTGTCGCCCCTCCTTCTGGTTCGCGGCGAATCCCTATGTGTCGCTGACGGATTCCATCGACTGAGTGCGGTGCATCTGCTGGATGAGGATGCGCTGGTGCCCTGCAAGATCGTGTAGGCGAATCAGGCCCGCTCGGCGGGTTTTCTTTTTGGAGGCGCGTATGCCAGTCATCACCGCAGCCCAAGCCGGCGGCGCCAACCGCTGCGCTTTCCTCGACGCAATCGCGAACAGCGAAATCGGCGCAGCGCTATTAGCCAAGACTGACAATGGCTACAACGTTCTCGTCGGCTCCACGCCGGCACATCCGCTGACCTTCCCGAACTATGCGGCGCATCCCGACATCCTGAATCGCACGCTCAACTCGACCGCGGCGGGCCGGTACCAGCTGCTGTACCGCTACTGGCTGAGCTACAGCAAGATGCTCAACCTGCCCGACTTCGGCCCTCTCTCGCAAGACAGGATCGCACTCCAGCAGATCCGCGAGTGCAATGCGCTAGCTGATATCGATGCAGGCAACTTTGCGCATGCGGTAGCGCTGTGCTCGCGGATATGGGCATCGCTTCCGGGATCGCCCTATGGGCAGCACACGAATGCGATTGCGCTGCTGCAAGGCTATTTCACCGCGGCAGGCGGGACGCTCGCGTAGGTATCACTCACACGCATAAACCCAAAAAATCGCTGTAGCCGATATTCACCAAAGCCCGCCACTGCGCGGGCTTTTTCTTTTGCAGAAGCCATGGACGATTCGATCGACCTACTGGTCTACCAGGGTGCGAACTGGCAGTACACGGACTTTGTTCAGAACGATCCTGTTGATCCCAACAACCCAACCAGCCCCGCGAATGCAGTCCAGTTGAATGGCTGCTCGGCGACCTTAACCGCAGCGGCATACCTCGGCTCGCCAACCTTCCTATTTCAGCTTTCTAGCGCAGACGGATCGCTCGTCATTAATGCGACGGCGGGCTCTGTCTCCTGGAATATGCCCGCCTCGCAGACATCCACCTTCACCGCAAATGGGCCGCCTGCCCCTCTTCAGGCGGGCGGCACATCCTACCAGATGGGCTTCTACGCGCTGAAGGTTGTCAATGCCGCCGGCGCGATCGTACGCGAATGCAGCGGAAAACTTTATCTCGTCCTAGACGTTTGAGGTACACATGACAATTGTCGTTGGCATTCCCGGCGCCCAGGGCATTCCTGGCGTCGCGGGCACGAACGGGAATACGGTTTGGACTACTAGCGGTGCGCCGGCTTCAACTGTGGGCGTCAATGGCGACTTCGCAGACGATCCGGTTGCGCAGGTGTGGTACGGGCCAAAGGCCGCTGGCGCATGGCCCGCCGGAGTTTCGTACAAAGGCGCAACCGGCGCAATGGGCCCACGCGGCATGCGCGGCATCTCCGATCGCATCCTTAGCGCTGGCAACTTCTGGCAGTTCGCATCGGCGTCGCCTGTTCTCAGTGATGGTACGTCTACCACGGTGAACGCACTTGAGGGTCGGTATCTGCCCGCGGGCGGTGGTGATCTGCGCGTTACGCTGAGCAACAAGAACGGCACCGGCTCAATCGTCGTTACTGCGTCGGTACAGTGGCCGACCAACCTCGTGCCGGAGCCGCTGACGTGGAACAACGCAGCGAGCGTGACGATTCCGGCAGGTCAAACCGTCACCAGCGACCCATTCAACGGTGCATTGAATGTGTGGGGATGTCCGCCCCCGGGAACGGAAGTCTTTTTCCGTTACTTCATCACATGCGCTAGCGGCGTCAAGTTCGAGCTGAACAATTCGAGCGGTCTGGGCATGCAAACCGGCACAACCCAAACCGACCAGACGCTGCAACAGTCCTTCAACTACGGTACGGCTGGCATCGCTCAGTTCGGCATGACGTCGCTGATCGGAACGCCGCTTACGGCCTCGCGCGCAATCGTTGCTGTCGGCGATTCAATCACGCGCGGGGAAGGTTCGAGCATCGTCGATGGCGGTCCGATCTACTGGGCGTGTGGCGGCTTCACTTCGAGCGCCTATCAATGGGCCAACGCTGCAATTGTTGGTGAGCCAGGCGCATGGTTCGCGACGAATCCAACGCCGCGCCGTCAGGCAATGCTGAAGTACGCCGACGTTATCCCTATCTGCTACGGCACCAACGACATCGGGTTTTCGAGCGGCACCATTACGCTCGCCACGTTGCAGGCGACGATTCTCAAGACATGGTGGGCATGCGCCGGGTATGGCGCGCGCGTCGTCGGCCTGACGCTGTTGCCGCGATCGACCAGCACCAACAGTTTCATCGATCTAACCCATCAAACGCCTGTTGTCGGTTGGGGCGTTGGTAGCACGGCTGCACTGTTCAACACGTGGTTACGCAACGGCGCGCCGATCCTGAATGGCGTTGCGGTCGCGGTCGGCACGACTGGCGCAATCGTTGCGGGCCAAACGGGCCATCCGCTGTCAGCCGTATGTGACTGGTGTTCCGTTGTCGAAGCGGGACAAGGCTCCGGGCTGTGGATCATCAACGGCACGGCCAATTACGCGACTGCTGATGGTACGCATCCTACGGACGCTGCGGGTCAGCTGATGGGGGCGTTGCTTCAGGCGGCGTTTGGTATCTAACCCTCCTCTCGCCCGCGTGATGCGGGTTTCTGTTATGCCCAAGCACGAACACGAGCAGCACGAGACGCTTGAGATTGACGTCTTTTAGTTGATGTTTTCTACCCGGACGCGGTAAACTTCCACATATGGAAAACATCGCGCTCCCCACAATCATTCGCCCCTGCTCCAAGTGCTTTTTTGAGCAGCCCCTAGAGGGATTCCCCCGACTTCCAAAGGGAAGATATGGGCGAAGGACATATTGCAAAGCCTGCTTCTCTTCCCATTTCAAGGATTACAGGGAGAAGAATAAAGAGCGGTATGCAGAACACGGCAAGCGATGGGGTGAAGAGAATGCAGCCAGGAAGGCTGAGATACATCGGGAATGGGTGAAAGAGAACCGGGAGCGCAACAAAGAAATTAAGCGCGCTCACTACGCCCGCAACGCAGATGATCAGCGTGCCAGAAAGAAGCTTTACCGCGACGCTAACCTGCCAAAGATTTTGGCTCTGAACGCAAAGCGTAAGGCCGTCTCCGCGATGGCAACGCCCAAATGGGCTGACATGAGGTATGTCCGTCTCTGGTACGTGTTAGCCAAAGCAGAAGAAACCAGGACGGGGCGAGCGGTCCATGTAGACCATATTGTTCCGCTTAATCACCCATTAGTGTGCGGCCTCCATTGCGAACACAATCTGCAACTTCTGTTTTCCGACGACAACATCAAAAAATCAAATAAGTCGTGGCCCGACATGCCATAGGGAATCCGACTCAATCAATCCAAGCCCGCTATCGAGCGGGCTTTTTTACGTCCATGAAAAACGAAATCTCCGGTGAACACGAGGTCTCACAAACCTTAGAGTTCCAGGTCTACTACCCTGATCATCCTCCGCGTACCGAATCGGCCCTGTTCCGCAGGACCAAGCATCACTTAGTCGCAGTGCTGGACACGCCCTGCTGGGTATGCGGTAGCAAGGAGCAGCGTGAGGTTCATCACTTTCACGCTGAGTGGGCAGATAGCGAAGGCATCGACTGGGACAAGATGCGCGCTCTGCATCCGAATTTCCCGTGGTCGACGTTCAGTGAAGCGTCAGACTTCATCGACTCGGAATACAACATGATGGTGTTATGCGAAAAGCATCATCGCGCGAAAGGTCATGGAATCCACATGATCCCATATCCGATTTTCGTGATGCAGCACAACAAGCGGGATGATTTCGTGTTCTCGCCCGATGAAATCCCCGCCGATCACAAGTGACGCATAGCCGCCACCACACTCGCCACACATCTCCCGCAAGTCCCGCACAGCGCAGGACTTCGCCATCTACAAAGCCGCCACGAGCGAGCTAACCCTCTCGGGGCAATCTCAATTCTGGAGTTCAAATGGCAACTGTCGTAATCACCGTCGCTTCCGTAGCGGCGGATCAACCCGCATCGACCGCAGCTCAAGCCGGCATTTCCATCTCGATGTCGAACGGCTCGGCCGCTCAAGTCATTGCCGCAGCGCCGTTCGCTGCAACATTCACCGATGTCGCGCCGGGTAGTTATACCGCGACGGCATTCGCAGTGGACGTGAATGGGAATCAGGTCGGCTCGCCCATCACCTCGGAAGCATTCACTGTCGCTGCGCCGGTCGTCTACAACATGCCCAGCGGCATCACGGTATCGGTGTCGTGATGCGCGCGCTGCGGTGGTTCTTCTGTCGCCGCAAGCGCTATCAGATGCCTGCGGCCTTCCATATTCACCTGAAAAAGTGAGTCGTTAATGAAAAAGCCCCTCGTCAGTGCCGGGATTGGCGCTACCGCAGGTTCTGTCGCCGCCCTTGTGCAATGGATTTTCACAAGCAACGGGCATCCGGTGCCGATTGAGGTTCTGCCGGTTTTGACCGCCATTTTCATGTACCTCGGTCACTACGCCGAAGCCTGGTTCTCGCTGAAGTTCGGCCCCATCGTAGAACCCGCGCCGGCACATGCGCCTGTTGCTGCGCCGACAACGGTCACCAAAGAATGATCCGCGCCGCTCTGCTCTGCCTCGCGCTGGCTGGGTGCGCCGGCACATCTCACTACACCGTAGAGCCATTCGTTGAGCCGACATCAGGCAAGCTGATTTGTTGCCGCGCCGAGGCATTTTCCGGAAAGGACGTGAACTCGCTCACGTTCGATCTCTCGATGGCTCCCGGCAATACGATTACTGTCCACTTCGCTGAAGCCGGCGTCGGCGCGACCCAGCCCCTCACCGCACAAGGCGCTGTCATTTCCAACGTAGCAACGGCTGTCGGCAACACCGCTGCCGCTGTCGTCAAACTCGCCCCATAAAAGGTAACCCATGAAGAAGATCATGCTGCTTTGCGCGGCAGGCGTAGCCATGCTCGCCGGCTGCGCGTCGAATGGCACCGCCCCCAAGCTCACCCCTGCTCAAATCGCCGCCATCATCTGCCCGAACGTTCAAACGGAACTGGCGACTCTCTCCGCCGCTGGCGTATTCACGGGCGGCGCTGCTGCCACGCTCCAGAACCAGGTTCAGCCCGATGTTGCCGCTGTATGCGCTGCCGGTGCGGCCGTGACGGTTGCCAACCTGCAAACGCTCTCGAGCGCCACCGTCCCGGTCGTGATCGCCGCGGTCAACGCATCGAGCATGAGCGCGGATGACAAGAAGATTGCCATCCTGGCTGTGGGCGGCATCCAGACGTCGCTCGCTACGGCTCTGGCTGTGCAGGCCGCTACGGCTTCGGCTGCTTCCGCTCCCGCCGTCGCTGTACCGGCTTCGGCTGCGAGTGGTGTGTGATGGACTGGGCCGCTCTCTACGCTGCGGCTCTACGCGCTCAAGCCGCATACATCATTGACCCGGCACAAGCTCAGTCTGCGTTTGAGGCGCTGGGTCATACCTTCATCGCGCAACATCAGGACAACAACAGCCAGGCCGTTGTATCTGTCGGCTCAGACGGCGCGGCTTATCTGTCGATCAGCGGGACGCGTTTCTCTGCTGGCAAGCTGGGCGATCTGTTCGATGATGTCGACCTGACGCCAGTCGATCTCGGCGGGGGCGCGAAGGTCACGCAGGGCGCCTACGCGAGCGCAAAGGAAGTGTTCGATTGGGCGCTGTCGGTCGTGCCTGACGGCGAGGTTCTGAACGTCTGCGGTCACAGTCTCGGCGGCTGGAGAACGGGATACGCCCCGGCGCTTCTACCCGCTTCGCAAATCGGTTCGCTGTACGCGTTTGAGCCGCCCAAAGGCGCAAACCTCGCCTACTACCAGAAATATCAGAAAGAGTTGGCTGGGCTGGTCATCACCGGGCAGGGGCGGGACATCTGGATGAACTACCCACGTTTGGGTGATTGGATTCATCGACCTGGGCCGATGGTCTGGATTCAATCGATCGGCTACAAGATGATCGACACGTCGGCATGGCCGGGCGGGTTCTCGCTCGGCGACCATTCGATCGATACGCTCGTAACTCGGCTCGCGGCCATTGTCGGCTCAGGCGTACCGGCGTAACAAAGCGCAACCTGTAAACCCGCAATACATCCGGTAGCCTGTATCTGGGCTACCGCATCCCTCTCCTAGCCCACGTTCTGTGGCGCGCTCTTGCCCGCAAGCATATGACAAACCTTCCAGAACGCAGCGGCGCATTCAGTGTAGACCTTCGGGTCTGGGTGGCTCACGCTCGCCCATAGAATTAACACGTCCACCTCATCCATCAACAGCAGCGCCTCACGGCATTCGGTTTCGCTCAT